CAAAGAAGAAGGTCGGGATACGTCAATCTCGACCGACGCACTAGTTACGTCGGCAACATAGTTCTCCGGAGAGAGTCCTTTGGCTTCGTTCAAGTATCTAATCAAACCGAGCAAGTCCTTCCGCAAGATCCGCTCCAATGAGCGCATCAACCGCCCCACCAAGAAGAAGGAGTCACGCAGCTCATTCCGCGTGGTGTTCACCTCTCGTCGGTGTCGGTCGGCAGGGCAGGATGACGTCAAGTTCGTCATCATGATTGACCCACAAGAGGGGTATGTGACCCCCCGTGGTCAAACCGTATTCTCCAGCTCGGAGACATACGTGATGACTCGCAACGACGTCTACAGCGCCATGATCACTAGCGGTGATGAAAGCGCTCGCAACGTTGGTACGACCGTGCTGTCCACACCGCGGAACAAGCCTATGATCCGTTTCGTGACACCGGCATTCCTCGCTGCCATCCGCAAGTATGGCATCCCACTCGGCAAGCCAGTAGAAGCTTCACGCACGACCGTGTAGTATCTGGGAAGTAGTATCCGGAGGGGCTTAGGCCTCCCGGCCTGGAGAAGTGGCTGAATGGTAAAAGCAACGACTTGCTAAGTCGTCGTAGGTTAATACCCTACTGGAGGTTCGAGTCCTCTCTTCTCCGCCATAACTATTTCTTTGGAGCGTAACCGATGTCGCGGTATTCTAACCGTTATCAAGACAACTCAAATCTTTGGTTCTGGCTAGCTATGGGCCTCATCCTTGCGTGGATGACTGGTTGCCACATCGATGCAGTAGTGGTGCGTCGTGAGCCACCCGTGGTGTACATGGCTCCACCACCCCCACCGGCAGTGTACTGCCCACCCATCCCCCCGAGACATAATCACGCGCCCCCACCTCCGCCGCGCCCACCCCACCATCCTCACCACCATCATAGGTAAAACAACGTTGATCCTTTAGCTCAATTGGTAGAGCATTAGTCCTACACACTAGAGGTTGAAGGTTCGAGTCCTTCAAGGATCACCACTTCTTAGTACTTAAAGGAGTAAGTCTTGTTAGAACATGGAACTCATATTCAATGGGAGTTCTCCTGCGCAACAGAGGATTACCCCCACCATTCCATGTGGTGGCGGTGGCCTTTGTGGACCCAAGCACAAGAAAGGGTCTGTCCACAGAAGATTGGAGATCTCTATTTCAAGCACGCGCACATCGGGGAAGTGCTTGGCCAAGGATTCTTCACGTTTGAAACAACGAATGGGAAGATATTCATTCCCACATACTACTTACTCTCCCCAGAATCACAACTGAAGTATGCAGAAGAGTTCGTTGCTATGTGCAAACACCATGGAGCACATATTTTCCTTCGTGCTTCCGACGCAACCCCTCAACATCTCCGAGACAAATACGATGGGACGTTCTCGCCGAAAGAATCGAGCACTCCGTCGACAGATACGGGAAGCGGACCAACTCCAGGCGGAGATACCTCCTGCTCCACCCAGTGAGTATGTTGAGTTCCCCCAGCTTAGTGTGGAAGTTGTCCACTTAGATGGGGTCGAACATTTCCTCCAAGACACGTTTTACTTGATGCGGAGCATTCAATCTCGTGGGCGACACACCTACAGCGTCTGCTCCTCCAAATACCTAACCCGCCAGCACGTACAGTCTTCAATGACCTCATACATGATCTGGGGGCATGTAGATGCGCAGTCCCTAGACGAGGCGAAGACACTCGCACGGGCTTTCCTGTGCACTCAATAAGGAGAACCTGCGGGTTCTCTTCTTTAGCTATCAGATGGCGTGTATACTTAGGTACATGTCCCTTGGGAGAACTAGATGGCAACGAAGGATTATAGGAAGTTCGTCAAAGATGGGTACACCCCACCAAATTCTGTACCTGACTCCTTAGGGTTAGGTTTTGGGGATATCCTTCTAGCTGAACCAGAAAAGAAAGAAGATGCTGTTTTGAGCTACGAGCAAGAAGAGCCTGAGGTAACGCCTCCGATCCTTTCAAAGGATGAGATTGCGGCGCTGCCTATTCCTGAGAACAACTTCCTCCTGTGGAGTCAAGCAGGGGTTTCCTATCTGCAACCCTCAGGCTTCGTAGATGGGAAGGATTTCATTGTTCTCTTCTTTGAGTCTGAGGCAGCCCTTACCTTTCGCCCCCACCTTCGGGCTCGATTCTTAGGAGTCTACGTACTTGACTCAGGAGAACGCGAAACCCTCAATCTCTATTACTCAGGTATCTCCTTCACTTTGCCTGAGTCAACCAAGGTTGTAGTCATCTTTCACAGAACAAACCTTCGATAGCTTAGGGGGGCTTTTCCGTGTATAATCTTCCTGAAGACGAAGCGTATGAACTCGTCAAATCTGCTGGTATCGCCCAGTTTGGCGTAGAGCAGACTGCAAAGATGATGGCGCGACTGCGCAAGGCTGCCCGCCTAGCAGCAATCGGCACTCAACTGGCAACCACACCATGGGGGGCTGCCTCAATTGTCCCGAGATATTCCAAAGGTACTCCGTATGGAGAAATCCAACCAAGCATGTCCCTCCCGAACATGCTGTGACGTTTGCTCAGCAAAGGCTAGCGTCTTTACACGTTTCGGAGCTTACTGCGATACATGCTTTCCTAAGATCAGCTCAGGCTCTGACTTCGTAAAAACCAGCGAAGTTATCGAGCGGTATCCTGCGGAACTTGCTACAGCGTCCTAATGAACACTTTCATCGAAACCATCGCTGAGGGACACCTCAACGAGTCCCTAAAGGTTCTTGGCTTCCTCCAGGGCTTCTCCTCAGCTTGCAGGGAGGCAGACCTGCAGCCTTCCGACGTGATCGATCACGTTGAAGCGGCTGTGTACGCTGAGCCTCTTTACCAGGACTTTCCTTGGGAACTCGATCTGGATAAGCTCGATGTCTATGGTTCTGTAGTCCACGGGCCTCGACCGCCCCCAGAGTACGCACATGCTGCATGATCCCGGGTTTGAGCTATGTGAAAGGCTCTCGAAGCATGCATCGAGATGCCATTCTTTGTTTCTAGAGGGATTTTTGCAAAAGCTTGCACAAATGTCGTTGCCTATGCAAGGCTTTGTGAATCAGCAAGCAGCTCAACTCCCCACTCTTCCTCAGAACGGAGCCCCTGCGCCTCCACAGCTGGGCTTACCTATGCAGCCGGGTTCACCTACCCAGATGGTCAACCAACCTCAAGTGGCCTCACCTAAGAACAATATGCAAGATGATATGCAACAGCTAGAGGCGACCCAGAAGAAGAAGATGTTCAAGGGTCCCGTGGACAAGAACTACCCTCATCGGCTATCCGCCGAAAATATCTCTTAGGATAACAAGATGCTTAAGCTTTCGGCCGATCAGCGGGGCGCGCTCGAGGGGTGGCATATTGCTTGCTCCTCACTGGGCCTTAACCCTACACAAACGACTGAGCTGCTCTACAAGTGTGCTCAGTTTGGGGGTCTCCCGGGATGGGTGCTCCCAGCTCTTGGCGGGTTAGCCGGGGGGGGAATAGTCGGGGGAGTCGGAGGGTATCAGATGGGGAAGTCAAAGGGGGAAGGGGATGTACTTTCTTGGATGAATAAAACATATCCTTTATATGAAGAGATTCCGGAGTCAGATAGGGACTACGACCAAAGCCTCTTAACCAGAGAAGAACAGGAAGAACTGGCCATCCAACAATGGGGGTTGGACCAATACGCTCGAGAGCAAGGATATGGATCTTTAGCACGGGGACCAAATAGCGTAAATATGGGTTGGGATCCCGATACAAATCCGGCTTACCAGGCCCTTCTTCAAAGAATGGACGCAGAAGATGATCTGGCCGGACCTAGCATTTCTGGATATGCCGGAGGAACACCAAAGCCTCCTCCAGTAAAGAAGCCCCCGAAGGCCAAACCAGTGGCTAAGCCCAAGAAACCCAAAAAGGCGAAATAAAGATGCCTCACCCTGGATTCAAGGACGGCTGGAACGCCGTTATGCAGGCAGCAGGACTTACCAAGGAAGCCCAGTTCGACGATATGGACTTCCCCCTGATCCTAGGTGGTGGAGCCGCAGGACGCGCTTCGTCGCTCCCTTGGGAGACACAGATGATGCGGGGCACCCTAGCCACTCTCCCTCTTGCCTCTCTCTATGGCGCACCAAGCAACATCGCTGCAGCCAAAAAGAAGTATCAAGAGCTAGGCCTAGATGAGAGCAAACTGTCCCTTCCTACTCGTCACCCTTGGCTAACTATGGGTGCTAACGTTTTGGGCGGAGCAGGCCTGGGTGGAGCTATTGGGGGGCTCAAGGGTGGTCCGGGAGGTGGACTCCTCGGGGCAGGCATCGGCGGTCTCCTAGGTGGAGCTGTGCTAGGACCAGGATCTCTCGCATCCCTCGCCTACGACGATCTCTCACGTGCGGACGCAGTAGCTGCAGAACAAACTCGTAAAGATCAACAGGTAAACATGGAAGAGATGCGCCAAGCCATGCAAGAGATGTTGATGATGCAGCGCATGCAACAGGGTGGAGGACAGTACTAACATGGGTCAGAATCTAGAAGCGATTTGGGAAGGCTTCGTCGAGAAGTGCGCTAGCCTTGGGGTAGTTGATGCATCAGTCGTCCAGGCGCTCTTTAAGCGCGCCATGGAAGACGATGTGGTCGCACCCGCAGAGGTAGCCGCAGCGATGTCTGCCGATCCTACCGAGGACATCGGGGCAATGGCCGATGATGGGTCCACGTGCCCTGAAGACGGGGAGGTCGCAGCAACCCCCGTCATGGACTCTGATGAAGCAGTGCAAGAGAACGATGAGGACTTCGCGGCCACTCAAGAGCTACAGGGCGTTGAGCCTATGCTTACTGAGCAAGCCAAGGAAGCCTTCTTTCGGTTTCCCTTGCGCTTCGGCCGGTAAGCATGGCCACATACTCACCTGAGTATCTGTCATTCTGTCGGCGTTTTGGGCTAGAGCCCGCGCTGTTCAAGATGGCAGCCGAAGCCATGGCTTCTTCCAAAGCCCCAAACTATGGGCCTTCTCCAAGCGCCAGCAAGTCTTGCGGGACATGCCGTTATTACGGTCAGGGGAAGTGCACAATGTATGACTTTGAAGCTAAGCGCGAGTTTGTCTGCGACTCGTGGGAAGGCTAAGCAGTGAACCCGTTCGCTGAGGGCTTCCTTTCGCAGTGCATCCTCGAAGGCTATATGCCTAAGGAAGCCGCGTCACTGTATTCTGCAGCACATAAGCTACTCAAACTAGCTGAGAAGCCAACCTCTTTGTACAACCCCGTGAACGTCACCAAGCCGCCCATCTCAGAGCCTAAAAAGAAGACCAACCCAATTCACGAGAAGCCTCCCGCACAGCAAACCATCAAGACAACTACTGGCGGTGGCGGACAAGGCGCTTCGGTAGTCATGGGGGCACCCCACTACAACCCTCCGATTTCCAGAGCACAAGCATGATCGACCAACAAGGCTTTCTCGACGGGTTCAATGAGGTACTGCTAAAGGCAGCTCAAGGGCCTATCCCTCCGAACCCCAACCCGATCGTTAACTATGCTCAGCAAACTGGACGGCAGTTAGAGTCGAAGCTGTTCGGGGCAATGGGGGGTACTAGTAACTATATGGGTAGGCAACCGCTTGCAGAAGATCCTCTAGTAATTAGTCCTGAACTTCAAGCTTTCACCAATCGACCAGAAAATCTAAGAAACGGACGCATTCCACTAACATATAAATATCGAGAAGAGGCTATGCAAGCAGATAGAGACAGGCGTGCAGGCGGACCAGGATATGGTGGGGACGGCAGTGCAGCAGGTCGCCCAGATCCTCGTCGACCAGGATATGTGCCAGTAGCTGGGGGTCGCATAGGAGGAGCATAAGGCCATGGAACTTTCCTGGAACACCTTTGTAGAAGCCCTGTTGATCGGCCTCACCGGAACTGGTGGCGTCGCGGGGCTTGCTTTGGCGTTTCGGAAAGTTGCTGAATGGCTCCGTCTTGCGCATCACCGGAGTGTCTTCCAAAAGGTAAACGCAATCTACACAGCGCTCCAAACGGTGATGAACCAAGTAGGCGCACTTCGAGTCTGTGTCGTAAAGAGCGAGAACAACGGTGGCCGTCCACAGCCCGGAACCTCGATCTTCCTTACGATGCTCTATGAGGTATGGGACAATCCTACAGTTTCTATCAAGACTTACTGGCAGCGTCGTGAGATTGACCAGTCCTATACCTCCGCGCTTGCTCAACTGGTTTCGTCCCACGAGTCCTCAATTGTCACAGCAAAACTCGTGGACGGTACGCCTCTTAAAGACACGTATGAAGTCTTTGGAGTCGGACAAAGCTGCAGTTTCGAGCTCGGCAGCACATTCCTCTCGTATTATTTCATGAGCATCCACTTTGCTAAGGAACAGACACTTACTCCCACACAGCGCGAGGCGATTCGCCTAGCTGTAGCTGAACTAAAAGCCCTTCTTGGGTTTAGCAGGCTTTTCTAAATGTCCATCAGTAGCAGCAGCATTCTTAACCAGACGCTGATCGAAAAAGCCGGGCACGTATTTCCCCACCCGTTTTTTGACATCTCTTCTCAGTACGTCCCACAGGAGATTCGGGATGCATTGAAGTGGGCGGAGTTCATGTACCTCCGCAACACGATGTACAAGTCGGCAACCGATCGCATTGTCCGCTATGGCATCACAGAGATTGCTTATAAGGGTGAGCCCACGCAGTCCACCGAGAAGTACAAGGAGCTTCTCGAGGAGCATCTTCACGTCAAGAGTCGGACGATCGAGAGCAGTACCGACTTGCTCGTCTATGGTAATACCTTCAACAGCATGCACTTCCCCTTTGATCGCTTTGGGGTTTGCACGCAGTGTAAGCTCGAGCGACCCATTGATGATGTCGACTACAAGTACACGTCAGGAACGGGAGACTTCCATGCAAAGTGTCCTTGTGGCTACTCTGGGAAGATCGAGGTACGCGACAAGCGTAGTCGCGATCTAACGCGCGTAAAGATCATCCGGTGGAGCCCCCACCAGATGGACATCAAGAGTCACCCTATCTCAGGCGAGATGGAGTACTACTGGAAGATTCCCGAAGACTTCGTCAAGCGGATCCAGGAAGGCGACCAGTTCTACATCAATAGCACACCGATGGCGATTCTGCAGGCTGTACAGCAGAAGAAGATGTTCAAGTTCAACCGCGGACAGGTCTTCCACCGGACATTGTCAACTCTGGCAGGTGTATCTCGCGACTGGGGCCTCCCGCCTTGTCTTACAGTGTTCACCTTGTACTGGTACACAGCTATCCTTCGGCGAGCCAACGAGGCTATCGCCTTCGACTATATCATTCCTTTCCGGGTGCTCTTCCCGCAGGGATCCTCAGCAAACAATGATCCGACTCACTTCATCGCAATGGGGACCTTCCTCAACAAGATGCAAGAAATGGTTAAGCTGCATCGTCGGGACCCTGCCCATGTTCAGGTCTCCCCGATTCCTGTCGGATACGAAGCAATGGGAGCCGAAGGCAAGTCTTTAGATACTTCTCCTCTCATCAAACAGACTAACGAAGAGATTCTTAACGCACTTGGATACCCCGCAGAGCTGTTTTATGGCACCCTGTCTATTCAAGCAATGCCTGCAGCACTCCGTCTGTTCGAGAACATGTGGCGTGACCTTCATGAAAGCAATGATGACCTCCTTCAATGGATAGCCGATCGCTCAGCCCAGTACTTTGACTGGGAAGATCAAGAGGTTGACTTCACGCCGGTCACTCTGGCAGATGACATTGAGAAGCGTCAGGTCATCATGCAGCTCTCCGCTGCACAGCAGATCTCTTCGGGCACCATGTTGTCCCAGTGGGGTCTCGACTTCAAGGATGAGCTCAAGAAGCGGATCGAGGAGCAACAGATCGCTCAAGAGATTCAAACCAAGGCTCAAGAAGAGGCTACTTCCCAGGCCCAAGCACAAGGTGCTCAAGGCGGGGCAGGAAGCGGCACTATCTTCGACCTGCAGACTCAAGCACAGCAAACCGCGCAACAGCTCTTGTCCATCCCAGACGATGGACAGCGACGTAGTCAGATGCAGATGATTGCCCAACAGGATGAGTCCATGTATGCCCTTGTGAAGATGTACATGGACCGCTTCCGGGGCCAAGCAAATAGCCAAGCGGGGCGAGACGCAATGCAGCAAGGGCTCTTCGCCGCTGGTCAAGGTGGCGTAACTGGTGGAGGCTTACAGCCTCCCGGACAACCTGCAGGAGTAATGTAATGGCTAAAGAGTTCGACCGCGCGCTACTGCTGCGGGCCTTGGTGAAGTTGGCTCAGGTTGTGCCTCCTGGTATGCCGGCCGAAGAACCTAACTTATTCGCTCAAATACCTGAGGCAGCAGGGGAGGTACAACACGCTCTGCATGAGGCAAAAACGGGAAAAATGTTGGCGGGAGTAGCTGCAAAAGCAGCTCCTTGGGTTGCTAAAGTAGTACCTCCCCTGGGACGGCTTGGGGCAGCTGCTGCGCAAACCGCTCGAGCTGCTGCGCCTCCTCTTGTCCGGGCAGGTTTGCCCACGCTCGGACGTGGCATGTGGATGGCAGGTAAAGGACTGGGAAAAGTATTATCTATACCGGTTATGGCAGGAGTTGATGCAGCAGTCGCCAATATGCCCGTACAGCGGGGACGTGGGGGTCAGCTGCAAATGGCCACCGATCCGTCCAAACATATGGGTTTAGGTTTTCACCAGGCTGCTACTGGTCGAACCGGTGTAAATCCAAATGCACGTAGAGATATACGAGAGTTTCAACAGGCTTATAATTCCGGCGACGTTCTAGGCATGGTAGGAAATATAGCAAATATTCCACAGACTGTGTCAACGGGGATAGATGCCGCGAGTACGAGGATTGCAGATACCGCGTCCGGACCTACTCAAGCACAGCAGGAGTACTGGAAAAGACCTGCCCCTCGGGGGGAGTACACCTTCGAGCAAGACCTGAACTATGACGAGAATAACTACAATGATCGTATGGCCCGCGGGACATACACTAACGAAGACCTTTCTCACTGGAATGATTTGCAGCAGATGCGTATTTCCCAAGAAGGGCCCGATCCACTTCCTCCATGGGAAACCGGAAAGCAATACGATCCGCGGGCTGTTGAACAAATGCTTCAACGCGGTCGGGGTGCACCCCAACAGCAACAAGTAGCTCAGCAGCCGTCACCACAACAACCCCTAATGTTCCGCTAACGCCATGACACCCTTCGATATCCTTCAGCTTCTCAAGCTAGCTCAACTCAGGGCCGTCCCTCCAGTACAGGATCAGGAGTCGGAGTTTGATTCGAATGCAATGGCTGCAGGGGGGGACGCCTTAGACGTTTGGGACCGCGCAGAAGCTGCAAACAAGGCTGTCCAGAAGGGAAAGAAAATGTACCAAGGGGCGAAAGGCCTAGTGAGAGGTGCAGCACCTCTTGCTCGGGCTACCCCTGGGGGGGTTAGTACGGGACAAAGGGTATTGCAGGGGGTTCAGCAGTTAGCTCCTCGAGCTTCTGCTGCAGTAGGCCGTGTGGCCGCACCTCTTCTTGCGCAAGCTGCACCTGTATGGAGCGCCGGAAGCAAAGCATTCGCACCAGTTACTGCAGGAATAACTGCCTACAACATGTTCAACGAGATTGATCCCCGTAATGAGGATCCTCGGCAGAACCTTGCGGTAGGCGCAGCACATGCACTGTTTAACGACACCAAGAATCCTTATCTTGGCCGTCTAACAGAACAGTCTGCAGCAGCTGGACGAGGCAAAACAGGGGTGGATAAGTGGTGGGCCCAAACCGATCCGTATATGGACAAGCCTTTAGGTGCTATCGCACAAGTTGGTAGCATCGCAGCAGATCCAGCTACATATCAGGGTGCCGCCTTGATGACAGGGTTGACTAAGGAAGACCCCAATCTTGCCAAACCTATTCAAGGACAGGCAGCCCCCGGTACCCAAGAAGCGGTTTCCCAGCAATACCAGCAGCAGGTTGCGCAACAGCCCCGATACAAGCAGGACTGGTCACAAACAGCACGTCAGCCTGGGCTTTCTGAAGACGAACAAGCATATATCCTCATGAACCAGCATGATCCTAAGCGGATGGCTGAGTTTGCTAAAGTAAACCCGAAGATTCAACCTTCAATGGTTGAGTACACGCCACAAGGACAGCGTCAGGAATACGCCCCAGGCTCTCAGCAAGCTACGCAGGCCCAGCAACAGATGTCATCACAAGAAGCAGAGAATCAAAAGATGTGGGGCCAGATGCGTGAAAACGCAACACCTTGGGGACAAAAAGGTGTGCAAGAGCAAGCACCCGCACGAGCTCCAGCAACGGTTGCCGCAGCACCCTCGAGCGTCGCCCAAGCTCCACAGATGCGGAAGCAATCGTCCCTGTATCGGGCTATGCTCAAGTTAGCCCAAGGCGCACCCCAGGCACCCTCTGCTCAAGCCAGTCCAGCTAATCTTCCTGCGCCTATGCGTGGAGCCGGACAACTCCCCCTTGGACAGCAACAGGGGTGGATGGCAGAGCTTCGAAAAATGCTGGCCCAAGGGCGGAAGCCTAGAAGTGCAGGTGGGATGCAAACGATGGAGTATCGGAGGGGCGAAGACGATCCTGCAGGGAGCTTCGCACGTAAGCAGTGGGAAGCAGATATGGGGATGCCCCAAAGCCAAGACCCTGGCATGTTCCAGCCTTCTTCTCAGAACCCCAGCATGGACCCTGGCATGTCCCTAGGCCCATTCATGACCCGTCAGAGCATGCAGCCAGCTTCTCCTCTTGAGAAGTCACAGATGTCCTTCGGGAACACCGACGTACCGATGAACGAGCGGCCTCCCGCACGCATGCTTACCCCTTCCGTGTTTCAGCAGCAGAACAGTATGCCGTTCCGCCCTTCCTTGCTCGTCAACCCACCAACCGAAGGAGATGTAGGACCATATTCCCTTACTCCACAAGGTCGCCCCTCTGGTCCGATGTGGCGGTAAACAGCAACTCAATATTGTAAACTACTAAAGAACTCTACTGAGGCGTTTTCTCGTGCACGTAACGAATCTTCGACTAGATCGCGAAGTCTTCCTTCCTCTCCCAGCTGTCTCGAAGGTAGGCGTACGCTTAGCCCCAGGTGCTTCCATGCATCTGCCTGAGTCACAGCGTCGGCACCCCTCGGTGCTATCTGCATTGGGTGACGGTCACATTTCTGTGTCAGGTATGCTGCATGTTGATAAGGTTCCTCCTAAGGAAGGCAAGATCTACCGTGTGGTTCTTGACAATGTGGTTGGGAAAGTTACCGTAGCGCATGACATCGGAGCTTACCCTCTGATTCAGCTTGTAGATGACCTCGGGACTGTTCTCACTTCCCCCAGCATCAAGCACTCGGACCTCACGGCCTTCGTGGTAGACTTGGGCTCTGACGCCTTCAGTGGCACCCTGGTCTACTTCGGCTAATCAAGATGGAGGATCAAGCGTATCTAGAGGGGTTCTGCGGAGCACTACAGGCTGTAGGCTGTTCAGAGTCCTTCGTGAAGCGCGCAGCATACGAGCTGTCTCAGCACAAGATGCAGAATATGTACGGGAACGGTCCTCTGGGGTTTGCCCTGAGCTTCGCCGCCCCAGCACTCACAGGACAACTCCCTCAGCTAGCAGATCTGGGAGATCAACTCATCGAACGCGAGAGAGCCATGAAGGCACTCAAGGAACAACAGGAACTACGCAGAAAGATGCTTTTAGCTCATAACAGGTAAACCCTCTTGTAAAACGCACCTCCCCGTCCTTCTTACATAGGGGAACTCACGTGGTCCATGAAGATGATCTTCAACCGTGTGGCGTATGCGGCACACTATTCGGACGACATACCGTAGGATTCCGGGGAACCTTCGATCATGGTGTCGTCATCGAGAATTGGATGACCTCCACGCTAGTCTGCACGCTTTGCAAGCGTGACCCCCGTCAGCACCAACAGTGGCGTACTATATACTTGCAGTACAAGCCGTGGATGAAGGCACAAGAGTTTGCTGGGACTAAGAAAGAACTTCGTCCTAAAGCGCCCAACAAGCTAGACATCGTGTTCATCGATCAGCTCGTACCAGACACCAAGGTCTAAAGGTAAGCCCCATGCGGGAACAACTACTTAAGCTAGCAGCTTCACTGCAGATGCCTGCATCTCGTGATGCTGACTATGACTACAAAAAGATTGCAAAGCAGTCCCCCAAGGATGAGAAGTCTTCTACACAAGGGGTAGACAAGATGCAAGACACGCAGTTTATGCGCAAGACAGCTGAGGCTCGAGGATATCGAGATGGCTTCTTCGCGCTTCTCGACCATGCTGGTCTTAACAAGCAAGCACAGGAGGGGATGTGGAGCCAAGCAATGGATGCCTTGCGAGGATACGCGCAGGAAAACCCCATGACAGCCATGGGCGGTAGCGCGCTCGCTGGTGCTGGACTCACAGGGGCAGGGCTTTATGGGGCCCATCGCCTCGGTCTTCTTGGAGGCCAAAGCCCGGATGGCGGCCTCGTACAACCTCCTGAGGAGGTGATGCAATCCTATCCGGACCTATCCATGTACGGTATTCAAGACCCAGGTATGGACCCCTCAATGATGATGGATCCAGCGATGGCTCAGTACTACCAGATGCAGGGTGCCTACTAAGGCCGCGAGCATGAGTGACATTTCCCTCCACGCCGCTCGTTTAGGGTTCATTGAGAAATGTGCCGCGTGGGGGGTTATTAACCCTGACCGCATCGCATGGACAATGGCGATTGCAGAGATTTCCGGGGACTTCTCCCCGATGACCAAGCAAGCTCTTGCTGTCAACCCCCTAGAAGGTACCGACCACTTCCGTAAGCGGCCCCTTGAGATGGCCAGTGTACGTGACTTCTTTGATACAGGCATCGTTGACCTCCCCAAGCGCTTCACAGGAATGGGTGCAGGAGTAGGCCTCGGAGGTATGCTTGGTGGGATGCTAGGGAAGAAGCTGTTTAATGCACCGTGGCTAGGAGCGATGGTCGGCGCAGGTGGCTTAGGCTACCTAGGAGAGCGCTTCGGACAACCCGCCCTAGCTGGGCTCAGCAAGTACTTCACAGATCCTTCCGCAGGCTATGACTTGCGCAAGGCGGAAAGTGCTCTCTCAACCGCAGCAAAGAACGGGGCTGCAGGAGGAGTTGCCAAGTGAACCGCACAAAGAAGCACCAGTATTTAACTGCATTCGTCAAACAGTGTTATGATATGGGTATCACTAACGACGATGTGATGCTTGACATGTTAAAGATCGCGCTTGCTCCACCCCCGGAGCCGGCATTAGATAAGACTATCGAAGATGCTGAAGAGATCTCGCGGGATAAGGGGAAACAACCATGGCAGACGGCATCGACCAAGGTAATCGAGCGAGACGCCTATGGCCTTCCTGGGGACCCGAACCGGACAAATGTCGGGACGACCGATCAGTACGCGATTTAGCGTTTAAAACAGTCAAACCAGATCTTCTTGACGACCCTCATGGGAAGGTCGCCTTTCGTATTGCCGTGGAGGCTTATGCCATGCTCGAGTTCTTCGGAGAGTTCGTGGCAGCGTACCCCCAGCTTGAGCTTGGTCTCCAGGCCGTGGGTATCTCTGCATCGGCTCTGTTTGTAGTACGTGCGGGAATCTGGATGCTGATGTCTCTGGTGCGCCGTGTGTCGGCTCGCAGAGGCAAAGCCATCGAGAAGATGCAGGTTGAAGACCTGATCCACTACCTCATGGTGGAGTTCAAGGAGAAGGACGCAGGTCAACTCCTTGATTACCTTCGTGATGTCGTTGCAACTCAGAAGACGTACCCCGTGGGCAACCTTGTGAAAGAGGTATACGCCCTGAAGCAAATCCTTCCAACGTCTGCCGAACAACTCAATGCCAACACAGGGGCTATCCGCTTCCTGGCTGATGAGAAGCGTCGCGAGTTCGATGATCTCTATGCACAGCTGAAGACCCTCAATGAGAAGCACACTGAGTTGACCAAGGTCTACAAGTTACTTCTCGACCAGCAGCTTGCACAGGGCTCGAAGCTGGACCAAGTCCCAGGCATCAAGCCTGCTTACGGCGTAACGTGCCGATAACCCGGAGAATGATCGATGATTCCACAAGGTGTGTTCGAAGGTTTCGCCGAGCAGTGCATGCGTCGGGGCATCACCAAGCAAGCTGAGGTAGGTGCGCTCTGGAAGCAAGCCCTCAGCATGCAGGATGTCATGGACGCAGCCGGAAGCCTGTCTCCCGGCGCCCGTGCGGGCATCGGAGCAGGCGTCGGTGGTCTAGCCGGCTACGGCGGAGGCAAGCTCATGGGGATGAAGAGCCCATGGAAGGCTGGTCTCGGCGGGGCAGCACTAGGCGGACTCGGTGGCCTGTCGCCCGAGATCATAGCATTGCTGGGTGGTGGTGGGGGTGACGAAAGAGTTCCCGACCCCCTTAAGGCTACGGTGGATGCAGAGATGGCCCGAGGACAACACAGCGAAGCCCCCGACCCAGAACTAGAAGGCTTTCCCGTAGGACGTGCCGAAGGGGAAGACTTTACAACCCCATCTGGATTCCAAGGTCAAGACCCTGAGGAAAACGCTGTGCTTAAAGCACTTTACGGTCGCTAGTAACAACTAATGTTACCCTACGGACAAGACACGAACTCCCACCCTTTCTGGGAGGGCTTCTCGGAAGCCGCCGTAGCTTACGGTGTCGAACCTGAGGCTCTCGTAAAGGCTGCCGGCGTCTGGAGCAACATGAAGATGCTTGCCCCGGATGTTTCCTGTGGGTACTGCTCTAGGTGCTCTCGGAGGAAGCTTCGGGGGCGGAGTACTAGCTTCCGGGCAAGGGCTCGATCCGGCCGCAGGTTCCGTACCCGGAGGACTCCTTGGGGCTGCCCTCGGCTATTGGGCAGACGATGCCATGGGCACAGGCCCACAAGGGATGCATAAACGTTGGCGGGAGAAAGCCCGGCATACTCGCGAGAAGAACCGTCAGGCAAAGCTTCTAGCTAACGGGGGTGTGTAAAACATGGACCACCAAGCTTTCCAAGAGGCTTTCAACGAGACTCTCGTGAAGGTGGCCCAGCTAACTCAAAAGCAAAGAGATGAGAAGGCTCGCCTCGCTTTACAGGCCCAGACGGGTCTTCAACTAGATGATGAAGGCCTCCTTCCCGAAGAGCCGACAAGTGGCATTCCCTGGAAGGGTATTGGGATGGGGTGGTCTGCTGCTCACCGCACTCCTTGTTAAAGCATTAGCCCGAGGCGCAGGTCGAGGGGCAATCCGACATGGGGCTCGTGAATACTTCAATGAGAACCGATAGGGCATATCAAGATGGCTTCACCGAGGAACTCCTTAAGCAAGCACGGATCATCTCCCAGCTCAAGCCTCATCAGAAGCGAGTAGTTGACCGCATCCTCAAGCAGCCAGGCCTCGTGGTTGCCCACGGGCTTGGTTCAGGAAAGACACTCAGCAGTATCGCAGCAGCAGAAGCCCTAGGGCTGGACACTTCGGTAGTCGTTCCAGCTTCTCTTCAGAGTAACTACCTGAAGGAGATTGCAAAACACGTAGAAAAGCCCCGGGCTGACTACGATATCTCTTCCTTGCAGCGCGCAGCTGTATCGGGGGAGATTCCTCTAGGGGACATGTTGATCGTAGACGAAGCGCACCGCCTCCGTACTCCTGGGACCAAATCACAGCAAATCATCAAGCGGTCCCCGGCTCTTAAGAAGTTGTTCCTTACGGGAACTCCGCTCTATAACAACCCAGCTGACCTTGGCAACCTCGTCAACCTTGCCGCAGGACAAAAGCTTCTGCCAGACAACCTAGCTGACTTTGAAGCTGGGTATATGGATCGGGAAGAGATCAATCCGGGGTGGTGGGCATCCAACATCCGAGGGATTCGCCCAGGGGCTAAAAGCACGCTCGTCAATCAGGAGAAGCTCAAGCGTACACTTGAACAGTGGGTTGATTACCACGAGAACGAACAAACCGACTTTCCCACGCGGAAAGACGAAACCATTGATGTTCCTCTCGGAGGCAAACAGCTCGACCTGTATAATGCTGTCCTAGGACAAGCCCCGGCATGGGTTCAATACAAGATTAAGCAGAACCTTCCTCCGTCACGCTCTGAGCTCAAGAATCTCAATGCCTTCTTGACAGGTGGACGGCAAATCTCGGTAAGCCCGGGTGGTTTTGACGAGAGTCTCACCCCCGCACAAGCCGCTGAACTTTCCCCCAAGATCCAAACTGCGTTCCAACGCTTCAAAGACAGTCTTTCGGCTAACCCTGCACACAAAGCCCTCATCTACTCCAACTTCCTAGATGCTGGGGTTGCCCCCTATGAGGCTTTGCTCCAACGCGACAAGATCCCCTACGGGCGTATTACGGGACAGCAAACGAAGAAGGAACGGGATAAACTGGTCCGGGAATATAATGATAATATTCTGCGGGCCCTTCTTGTTTCCAGCGCAGGTGGCGAAGGACTAGACTTGAAGGGAACACGGCAGATTCAACTGCTAGACCCCCACTGGAACAAAGAGAAGCTCGAGCAGGTCATCGGTCGTGGCATCCGTTACAAGAGTCATGCCGCATTGCCCGAAGACCAACGCAACGTCAACGTAGAGCAGTACCGCTCAATCCTTCCTGAGCCCGGCTTCATTGGTAGCATGTTTGGCTCAGAACGTCCTGGTGGGATTGATGAGTATCTAACGATGCTAGCTGAAGACAAGGATCGGGTAAATCAACAGCTGAAGTCCCTGCTGAGAACGAGATAGCCATGCGGAAGCAAGCACAAGAAATGCCTGTTGGTGAAAGCGAGTACGATCGCTACAGTCTTACCCCCGAGATTTTAAGAAAGATGCCGATTAGGGATCGAGAATATCGGGCAAAGCAACTGCGAGAGTACATTAAGTCACTGGGGCGAAATCCAAATGCGCATGAACTGAACCTTCTGCAGAAGTTTTCAATCCCCATTGATCCAGAAGCTATCCCCAGACTTAAAGCTCAAAAGCTGTATGACTCTCCCGAAGAATACGCAAAACGACTTGCCGAAACCAAAGCCCGCCTCCAAGGACTGGCCCGGCCGTTTGTCGACCTTAGCCCTATGGATGCAATGCTGTATCCTGGGCTTGCCGGGGGTGCTCTTGGTGCTAGCGGGGCGATGCTCTTAGGAGCTAAGCGTCCGTGGCTCTGGGGGTTAGGTGGAGGCGCACTAGGCGCTGGTCTTGGGCTTGCAGCAGAACGTGGTTTGGAATATGGACTTGGTCCTTTCGTAGAGAAGAGAAGCGCAATGATTCCGACGCCTTTCACTGCAGGGTTTTACGAGGCTTGTCGTGCTCGCGGCATTACCAAGCAAGCGGATATCGGGGAGCTGTTTGGTAGTGCACGCGACTCAATCATGGGCGCTCTTGGTGGAGCCAAGGACTACCTCGGAAGTGGTCTAAGTGCTCTCAAACAGAAGTACGATACCATGGACACAGCATCAGCAACGCTGGCCGCTGGTGGCCTCTCAGGCCTCGGAGGGTACGGGGCTGCACGTATGCTAGGTAGCGAGAACCCGATGGCCTGGGGGCTAGGAGCAGGCGCTCTCGGTGGTGGTGCTGCGCTGATGGATAAGGGCTACAAGGGGTTTGTGCAGGGGGCTAAGACGGACGCCGCAGACCGCATTGAGCGGAAAAATGTGGGGGATAAGGCGCGAGCAGACGAACTCGCTGAGCTGGCACGCGTACAAAAACTCCAGGAAGGAGTCAAGGTAATTCCTGATAAGACAGAGTATTGGGGGCCTCGGAAGAAAGAGATCATCGAAGGAACGGGGAATTTTGCAGGGATGCCCCAGAAGTTGCGGGATGAGTTCCTGGCAGAACTGGTAAAGAACTATGAGTATGATCGACAAGAACAAGCTAAGAACAAGCTACCGGCGCTGTTGACTGCTCTAGAGGCACAACGTAAGGGAATTGCTGATCCTACGTTCGCACGTGCGATGGACGAGATTATCGCCAAAGCAAAGACACGCGAACCTAACGATCAAGAGCGCTTAGGGGCCGTACGCACTCTGGGCCGGGGGCGATCATCTACACCCCTTCCTGCAGGTAGATTCCCACGCACTGAAGACTTCTCTACGGATGAACGTCGCAAGCTCGAACAAGACGCGGCGGATATTGTTTCACGAGATACCTATCGCACAGCAGAAACTTCGCGAGAAGCAGCGCGATATCGCGAAGAGCAAGGGAAGTCTCGGGATCTGCTAAAGGGTTATCGTGATTTGGCCCTTGCAGCCGGAGACGTACGCCTTGCTAAGATGTTAGATGCTCAGCAGCTCGGTTCGCAATATCGAGAAGATGAACTTCTACGTCCACCGTTTATTCAAGGTTTCGTTGAAGAAATGAGTAGACGCGCTAAGGAAGACACTAAAGCTGGCGTACCGATGGGGGAGGTGGAAGAGGCGGACAATCGGAGGGTTGACTTAGAAAGGCAATGGTATTCACAAAATAAAAAAGTAACGGATGCTGTCGCTGCACAAGAGGCTGAGGCAGATCGGAAACGTGTTGAGCGCCTTGGGGGCGGTCCTCCAAAGGCTAAGCCCGTAGAAAAGTCACAGGATGTCGGGGCCTTCTTTGAAGACGACGAGGAACAAAAGCCCACAGGGCCTGACCCACGAGTCACTGAAGCTGAACCAGAGGTTGAAAAAGAACTTCGCGAGTATCTCGCAAGCGAGTTCAAAGACCCTACAAAGGTACGCCCCGAGTATAAGGACAAACTTCGAGCAGAGATTCGTAAAATGCTCAGGAACCGATAGCTATGTCCCACGCACTAGTACACGCGCTACTTAGCCAGAGCGGAGCCCGCAAGACAGCGGGCACCGTTCCTGCTGAAAACATGGCATTGAAAACCAATGCGGCAGGGGAGTTGGACTTCTCACACGTTCCCATCGCCGACGTCATTGCTGCCATCGGGGACGCCTTTCAACCCGACATGCTGATGATCTCGTGGTTCCTCGGAGGCGCATAAAATGGCTATCGTGTTTGCTACAGCCGCAGGGGCTACCTCTGGAGCTGCAACAGTAACTGTCCTCGTAGGCCCCGGTGCAGGTCAGCGGGTAGTTCGCGGGTTCGTCTTCCATAACCGCGATACAGCTCCCGTGACAATGCTCTTGAGTTTCTTTGATGGCGTCAATGAGAGACGCATGTTCCGGGTTACCGTTCCAGTAGACGACTCTTTTATCCATTCTGATCCAATCGTTTTGGGTACCGCAGCAAAGGTCCTTCGTATCGCGCTTACGGGTGCTGTTGCTACAACGGAACCAGAATGGGTAGCTAATTACGCGGAGTATACCCCATAATGCCTACTGGACTTTTTCCGAATAGCCCCCTTCCGGTTAGTGTCGAAGGCGAACCCACCGTCAGATATGCGGACTCACCGTCTTCAGACGCAGTGGGACGGCTACGTACGTCGCCACTTCAAGCCATTTTCCATTCGAAACTTGTGTGGGACGGTAGTGGAACCCATTGGAGCCAGGTGCTCTTTGCTGGTGGGCTAGCGGCACACTCAACTGCAGATGCTCGTCTGCGGCTGACTACAGCTGCAAGTGGGGACAGTGTCATTCGGCAGACGTTCATGCGGTTTAACTACCAGCCTGGACGTTCGCAAGTCACGACGATGTCTTTCCTAGCCCCCCCATCAGCGAACGTACGACAGAGAATCGGACTGTTCCATACTTCGAACGTTGCAAACTCCGTCCCCCAGAACGGTATCTTCTTCGAAGTTACAGCCGCAGCGAAGACGTGGAAGATTGCTAAAGGCGCAGCAATCACAGAGAGCGTCGCTCAGGCTTCGTGGAACATTGATCCACTCGATGGGACTGGTCTCTCAGGGATTACCCTTGACCTATCCCTTGCACAAATCCTTGTGATTGATTATGAGTGGCTTGGAGCAGGTAGGGTGCGCGTTGGCTTTATGGTGGATGGCAAGATCATTTATTGCCATAAGTTCAATCACGCCAACGAGACAGGCATAACCACGGTGTACACCTCTACACCGAATCTCCCCTTGGGCTACTCGCTTTACCAAAGTGGGGCAGGAGCGGGAGTCCTCGATCAAATTAGTTGCGCTATCTACACAGATGGGTCACAAGAAGCCCCAACAGTCCTTCGTACGGCTGATCAAGGTACTGCCTCTCTCACAACAGGGGCACCAGGGGTTGTCTTGGCACTTATTGGTATACGCCTGAAGACTACCCATCTGGATGCTGTCCTTAAGCCACACATTATCAGCGTGACAGGCCTATCCCCAGATAACTTCGGAGTACGTCTGTATCGAAACCCTGCAGTCGCTGCTGCATTCGTGTATGGTGCTCAACCAGCAAGTTGTGCAGAAGTTGCGATTGGTGTCGCTGTTAATGTAATTACCGGTGGCATTCCTATGTGGGGAGCGTACTCTTCATCCGTGAGTAGGGAGATCATCATGAACCTAAGCGATATCTTGCCTCTAGGCGCGGACATTGCAGGGGTTTCGGACACTTATGTTCTAGGTGTCTACTCCTTAACTTCTCCGGTCACTGCTATCGGGGCGTTCTCTTGGCAAGAGTTGCTCTAAGAGTCAATAGGAAGGTTTAGATGGACATTACTAACCTAACAGCAGTCGAAGTATTCATCGGCTCGGTCGCTAAATATCGACATGTCCTAGGGGTTCCAACGCTTGGAGCGGGTATCCGGCTAGCCCCCAATGGGCAGCCTGGGGATACCGTTGTCAATCTTCCCGATACCCTTTTCTCTCTCGATTCTGCTCTCCTGGCACTAGAGACAGCGGCAACCATTTCGGTAACCTTTGGTACGGGGGCTGCTTCCGGGGTTACTCAGGGAGAGCTCGATGCAGAGGCCGCAGCAAGAGGATTGGTTGACACATCAACAATCCATAAGGCGATCTCAGGTGAGTTCGCTGCTATCGCTTTGAAAGCAGCTCCTGTCGGAGCAGACATCCTCTTAGTTGAGGACAGCGCAGCAGCGAACGCAAAGAAACGCATTACGATCGGGACTTTGCCAAGTGGCGCCCCCTCGGGACCCGCCGGAGGAGATCTGTCGGGTACATACCCAAACCCAACCGTCATCGCGTCTTCCGAGACGGTTGCAGGTAAGGTCGAGCTCGCGACGCAAGCTGAAACGAACACAGGCACTGATGACGTGCGGGCTGTCACACCTTTGAAGCTGAAGACAACGTCCTTAGCCGGACGCGACAGTACTGCGATCCACAGCACCGTTGCGGGCGAGATCGCAGCGGTTACGCTGAAGGCAACGCCTGTCGCAGCCGACATCCTGCTGATCGAGGACAGCGCAGCAGCGAACGCAAAGAAGAAGGTCGCATTATCGGCACTTCCTGTTGCCGCCCACGCTGCAACGCATGCCGCTGCTGGAGCGGACCCAGTTGCTGGCGCAGGACTAGCTGTTGCAATCGCGCCTCCGACAAACTTCACTCCGGGCTCCGCAACCTTGGCGGGGATGCTTACAGGCATCGACACGGCCCTCGCTTTGAATCGACTGCATCAACGGTCGATCGCGGGGGCCGATACGGTGGTCATCGGAGATCTTGGTAAGATCCTCCTGCTCTCTGGAACTTTCACTCTTAGCTACACCGCCGCTGCAACACTTGGTTCTGGCTTTTGGTTTATTGCTAAGAACACGAGTACGGGAGTAATCACACACGATCCTAGCGGTGCCGAAACGCTGGATAGTTTTACGACGGTAAGCCAACAGGCTGGTGTTGAACGGATTATCTTCTGTACCGGAGCTGTGTTCCTTTCTCTAGCGCTTCAGCAACAGCTTGTGGATACACGGCTGTTTACCGCGGGGGGGACTTGGACTAAGCACCCTTGGGCACGAGAGGTAGATATTGATCTCGTGGGCGCGGGCGGAGGTGGAGGAGGCGCGCGAGGAGGTGCAGCAGCATCAACTCGACAGGCGGGAGGCGGAGGCGGTGGTGGAGCACGTCACCACGTCCGAATGCTTGCCGCGGACTTTGCAGCTACGGAAGCGGTGACGATCGGGGCAGGTGGCGCTGGTGGTGCTGGCGGCTCTTCAGCAGACGGTACCGTGGGGTCGGCAGGAGGAACTACCTCCTTCGGGTCTCACCTCTCTGCATTCGGTGGAGGCGGTGGTGTCAACGGGTCAACCGCTACTGCACGGTCGGGCGGTGGTGGTGGGGGACAGCTATCCGCGGGTACAGTAGGAACTGCAGGAGCAAGTAGTGGAGGTACCCCTAATACTGGGACGGCAGGTGAAGGTGGGACTGAGGGTGGCGCAGGATGTCTCGCTGCCTTTGGTGGAAAGAATGCGGGGAATGGAGGCGGAGCAGGTGGAGGTGTACCATCACTCGTCGGAGCAAGCGGTGGCGGTGGTGCTTCTCTCCGCGGGGGGGCTGGAGGTGGAGCAGGGGGCGTCGTCGAGGCTGACAACACACAACATGCTGGTGTAGTGGGTGGAGTGGCGGGAGTGAGTGGTGGTGCAGGGGGTGCGGGTGGGGCTATCGCAGGTGGAGCAGGGTCTGCTGGGACAGTCGGAAACAACAATCGAAGCGGATCCGGAGGCGGTGGCGGTGGAGGTAACTCAGGTGGAACCGGTGGAGCGGGTGGCGCGGGGGCAATCCCTGGGGGTGGAGGTGGTGGTGGTGGGGGTGGAACGACAATCGGGGGCGCAGGCACCTCTGGTGCTCGCGGCGAGTGCCGCATAAGGAGTTTCGGCTAATGATTGCGATAATTGTGGACAGTGCAACAGGCGTTGTCGTCAATCGCGTAGAGTGTACGGATGACGCTGACCTGTCGGAGCTTGCCCCCGAAGGGTATGAAGCAGTAACGGGTGAACCTCAACCCGGAGAGGTTTGGGATGGCGGAGCCTTTGTCCCTGGTAAGGACGACAAGGTTGACTACGCATATCTTGCACAGAAGGCTGCGGCGAAGCTAGCTGCAGAGAAAGATGCAGCACAAGAAGAACTGCTCATCAAGCTTGACGCAAAAGGGGCGACTATCTTCGAGATGCAGGAGGGTCTTGCAGAGCTGATTCGCTTTGCAAAGCAGTTTCGGTGTTGGACGGCGACGACTGACCCAATGGTACTCGCGGCGCGCATCAAGACTTTAATGGAACAACTGTAGCCACAGTCAATGGATGCGATAGACGCACTACTAGGGCATCTTAAAGCAACCCCGACAGTGATGTTGGGGTTGTTGTCTAAGAACGCCGCTGTTCCAAGTTCAGGAATCCGACATCTTCCTAGTGGACAGATGCTCGTGACTGAGCTTGAGCTTGCCCTAACGAAAGAGGAGAAGACTCAGGGGATGCTCGAACGTGAGCCACCACCTGAAGGCTTTGGTCTCCTTATGCCTGGAGTGGACTCGATCCACATGATTGGCATGATCTTCCCCTTAGACGTTCTGTTCCTCGATGAGGACATGGCCGTCGTGGGGGTTGAGGAGCTCCTCTTGGCAGGGACCAAGAATGCAGCTTGTCCAGGCGCTGCGTATGTCTTGGAGATGACCGCAGGAACACTAGACAGGATCCCGGTAGAGGTCGGGGATGAGTTAGAGATGATTAGTGAGGAGGGGAAGAGTGCTGAAGCTTCTCCTCGCCGTGCCCAGCTGGACCTCACCAAGCTCTCTGCTCTCGCTGAAGAATTCGCTCCAGGCATTCCTACGTCCCGCTCCAAGAAGCCTCTCCCAATTCTCGAGGGGCCTTCCACTTGGGACTTCACTCTGCATCAGCACGAAGCAGAGCGGGCGGGGAAGCACTTCGACCTGCGTCTATCTGATGGTGAGCACGCGTATTCGTGGGCCGTACGTAAGGGACTCCCCGAGCCTGGCAAGAAGCATCTTGCAGTGGTACAACCTACACATACCCCTGAGTACATGACCTTCAAAGGTCCAATCCTCGAGGGGTATGGGAAAGGAACGGTTTCGATCGCCGACTCTGGCAATGTCCGGATCCTCGAATCTAAACCAGATAAAATGCGCTTCGTTTTGACGAATAAAAAGGATCCGGAGGAGTTCATGCTCTTTCGTCCAAAGAACTTCGGCAAGCCGGAAGATTGGCTGTTGTATAACATCACGCCAACGCGCGAGAAGAAATGGGAGATTCCTAGTGAAAAACCCACGTATAAAGACGCTAAGCCTGACCAACTCTCCAACTTTCTCTCTCCTGAATATCTCCTCAGCGCTAAGATTGACGGCGCTCATACTATTACTGAGTTTCCTAAGAAAGATCCTCTATCTAAAGTACGCCATCCGCAGGTATTTTCGTATCGGCCAAGCGCTCGCTCTGATCGGCTTATTAATCACACATTCAAGATTCCAGGTGTTGATGAACTGCAGACCCCCAAAGAGCTTGAAGGAACAATCGTCCGAGGAGAGCTTTACGGAATCAATCGAGAAACCGGCCGAGTAGTTCCCGCGCATCAGCTCTCAGGCATCTTAAACGCCACTACAGCTAACTCCCTGCAGAAGCAGACGGAGGAGGGTGTGGAGCTTCGCAATGCACTTTTCGATGTGATAAAATACAAAGGCCGTGATGTACGTGATTTGCCGTACTCCGAAAAGCTGAAAATGCTCGAGGAGATTGACAAAGCAACTCCGCGGATGTTCACGGTACCGGACTACGCAATTTCTCCGGAAGAGAAGCAGCAGCTTTTCGAAAAAATCAAGAGTGGAACTCATCCCGCTACTGCCGAGGGCGTTATCGCGTGGAACCTGCAGGGCAATGGCCCGCCCGTCAAATTGAAGCTCCGTCCAGACTATGACGTCTACGTGCGTGATGTCTATGAAGGCAGCGGCAAATTCGAAGGCTCTCACGCAGGAGGGTTTGAGTACTCCCTGACCCCACGAGGTAAAATTGTCGGTCGGGTTGGTACGGGACTAACTGAAGAACTTCGCCAAGACATGTGGGACAACCCACAGAGCTATAAAGGTCGAGTCGCCAAAGTAACTGCACAGGGGCAGCACAGCTCAGGGGCCCTACGAGCACCTGCATTCACTGGTCAGTGGCATCTCGATAAAGGCAAAATCCTCAAGTCTGCTGAGGCGTTAGGAGAAGACGTAGCTAAGTCTCTTCAACAAGCTCAATGGACATCCATGAAAAACGCTCGGGAGCATGCAAGGAAGCATGCGGTAGAGATGGGGCTCACCCGTAAGGAGTATCTGGAGCGCGCGCGTGAGTTAGCTACTTCCCGTGAAGGGCTGATCCCTGTTCCGCATAAACGCGTGGGAACGGAAGCGTACTTCCATCCGCATACGCGAGAGTACCTAGTACTTCAGAACAACACGGGGAACATCATGTCGTATTTCCAGAAGAACCGCAAGCCGTGGGTTACGTGGACACGCTAATGACCGAACATAGGCATCATCTGGAAAGTCGCGTCAAGTTCGCTCTAGGGGTTCACTCGGGTCTCTTCGGAGCACTCGAAACCCTTCCTGCAGGAGGCAAGCTACTCGTCTCACATGCTTACCTGGCTTCTCCGGAATGTATTCAGCTTTTAGAGAAAGGCTGGATTCGCATTGAGTTTGACTGGGAACGGAACCTGGGAACACTGCCTTGTTACCCGCCTCGTGAAAAAGTAGTAGTTGAAAAAGTAGCTCGCACCCGTCGGAAGAAGAAAGATGCCATTCCAGAGCGACTCGCAGAGGAAGTGGATGTTCTCGAACCTCCCCCGAGTGGCGAAGCGCTGGGCTAAGCACACGCCTGACATGGATAAGCTTCCGGAGAAGGTAGAGTCTTCTGAAAAGAAGGCCTTCATAAAAGGGTTTGCGGAGACACTGCAGAAAACAGCTTTTGACGATCAAGCTGATATGCGGGACTTCAGCCCAGGGGAGTTTGGTACTGATCCATTCGGGAATGCCCCGAGCCTACTACCGGCAGATAACTTTCGATCTTTCCTACAGGTGATGCAGTCGATTCACTCAGATCCGAACCTGTCATCGGAAGAAAAGAATCGGCTAATTTGGAAGCTTGAGCAACGTCCCAAGATTTCCCCTCCGGGCGAATCCAGCTTAGGTAAGTTGCTTGGTGCGGGGTTAGGCGCAGTCGCCCTCTCCGGACTCAACAACTATTTATTTATGAACAACATGGACAAGAGCCAGATGTCTCCTCTTGTTCAAAAACTCATTTCTTTGGGTGCTTTAGGCTTCGGCGGGTACCTTGGATATCAGCATGGTGGGCGGCTTCTATCTCTAGAGCCACGCATCGTTGATCTCCGGCGGACGCCAGAGCAAGAGATGTACAGTCCGTACAAAGCGAGCTTCTAAATGAGCACACAGGCATTCAAGGATGGGTTCCTAGATACTCTTGCGGTAGCGGGGTATGACAAGAGGGATATCCCGGGGCTTCTGATGGAGAAGAAGGCGGGGAGTTGGTGGGATGTTGCCGGCAAAGGTCTAGGTATTCTGGCTGGAATGCCTTTATGGGCCCTCGCAGGCGGGACGGGGTTAGGTGCTGGTCTTGGGCTAGGTGGTGCATGGATTAAATCCGATGCAGAAGCTCGGGATATCATGCGTCGTGAGCAAGAAAAGCCCTTTGAGGATATGCTTAAGAATCAGCTGGAGGTACAGAAGTATTTCACTGATCTTGAGAAGCAAAAGCAACTCGAAGAAAAGACCCGAGGACGGACTTACTAATGTTTGGCGAAAATGAGCTTCAAGCCCCATTTGTTTCTGCTCCCTTTCCGAAAACCGCGCCACCGGCAGCAACTGCAGACCCCGACTACTTTCCTGGCGTCATGGAGCCAACCACCAACTCCATGTTTTCACTTCCCCCAGGGTGTAAGTGGAAAGCTATCTTTAAGGTCTTCTACATGGAAGACTCCGCCCACACGGACGAGTACGCCGATCTCACCACGGAAATCCTAAACGGCGAGAAGATGTTGCTGTGTGAAGACAAGAGTTGGACGAAAGAGGGCTACTTGAGGATCGCGGTAAAATGGGCGACCTACATCAAGAACTAACTGAGTTACAGGGTCTTCTGAAACAGGGCCAACCAGGGTCCATGGGTGGGTTCTGGGGGGGGGTGACAGATATGAACCCCTGGCTCCGCTCTGCTGCTCTGCTTTCTGCTGCAGGCTTAGGTAGTGGGCTCCTCTCCAACTACATGAACAATAGCTGGTATGAGGATGAACTGCGCTCTCCAAGCAAGCTTAGTGTATATGTAAAGAAGACAAAGCCAAAAAAGAAAAAGGAAAAGGAAGCGAGTATCGAAAAGGGTGCAACTGTCACAGACCAACTGCTACAGTTTGGTTTCGGCAAAGACCCTGATGCCTTTTTGGGTGGAGCTACCCGAAATATGGCGCTTATGGCTAGCTTACCCTGGGCGGCGATGGGTGCATACAATCTTTACAATAGTTTGGATCAGCTAGAACGCCGCGAAAAACTAAAGGCAAAGCTTAAAAAGCTAGAAGAGGGAGCTATTCCTAAGTTCGCAGCTGATACCACACAAGAACTTGACGTCTTTGCAGATGCTTGGCTAGAGGGATTAGCAAAAGAAGCCGATGGTGAAACGGATACTACCGGGGTCAGCATTAAGTCCATGACTCCTTGGGCGCTTCAGGGGGCGGCTAATCTCGCAGCAATTCTAGCGGGCGCAGGATTAGGCGCTGGGTCTCTCGCAGCATACAATTACGGTCGCTCTCAGTGGAAGCCAGAGAAGCGCCCCCCTTCTGTCTTTAAAGAGCCACAACTCTCAATGAAGTATGTTGATCCAGAGACCGGGGAGGTTTGGGAAGATGAAACATCCGCCCGACTACCTTTCTAACCTAGGGTTCGCAGAGGGGTTTCACGCCGGCCTTGAGAAGCTAGCAAAAGAAGGCTGGTGGTCTCGCAATGTGACAAGCCCTTTGGCAAATCTTGCGTATAAGCCAATTGGCGCGTACCAAGGCATTCGAGACAAAGTCACCAACAAGTGGCAGAATCTCCAGCAAGATCCAGTTGTTTCCGCCGTAAAAGGTGCAGTGACATCTGGGGATGTTGGCGGGTCTGTACGTAAGGTGATCGATGCTGAAACAGCGCGAGCTGGATCCGGTGCTGCTGCTCAAGCGGAAAAGGACATGCTCGAGAAATACCCCCTTCTAAAGAACTTTCAAGGGGCAGAGAACATTGGCGATGCCTTCCGGGGCATGCTTCCTGAAGGCGCGCAGAAGGGCCTTGATACTGCGTGGAACGGGCTAGCTCAGCTGCCTGCACTGGCAGGTCTCGCAGGAGCCGGTTTTGGTGATCTCGCGGGTAAGCACCCGTGGCTCACGGGGGCAGGCCTTCTTGGGGCCGGTGGCCTAGGCATCTGGGGTCTGAGCAAGATGTTCGGCGGAGGTGGACAACCTGGTCAATATCAGTATGGATACCCCCCGCCACAGCAACAGTATCAACCGCAGTATAATCCCTATAGTTACACTGGGGGCCCACAACAGTACTATGGCCAGTAACCCCGAATATGATGGCTATGTTCGTGGCTTCTCTGAAACCCTTGAAAAACAAGGGTTTTTGGGTTTAATAGCCAGTACATGGCTTGCACGCCAAACAAAGCTGCAGGAGAAAAGGGCGACACCAATCCTTGCGGATCGTGTGTTATCTCTAGCACGTCAGCTTAGTGAAGACTCTGCATAACGGAGCAGGTACGCAGTCCCATGACTGAACCAGTTCAACTACGTGACTTTTCTGATACGACAGCCACCCGACATGCGGTGATTGATCGGGTCAAGTCGGCATTTGAAAAGAATCCCTTGATTCTAGGGAAGATGTATGACGTCAAGTTGTCGAACATTGAGATTCCTTACACTCGATACACTTTAGCAGACCAAAAGAAGCATCTACTTGAAGGACGCGATCTTGTCCTTCCTATTCGTGGACGGGTAGAGCTGATTGACAAGCTCTCTGGGAAGACAGTAGAGAAGACCAACAAGGTGCTTGCTCACCTTCCATACTTGACCCCTCGCGGCACAATGATTGCAGGAGGAAACGAGTACGCGGTAGTTAACCAGTACCGTCTGAAGTCTGGCGTGTACAATCGCGTGCGCGAGAACGGCGAACTCGAATCACAGTTCAACGTGATCCCAGGCACGGGGATGGGCTTCCGTCTGACGATGGAGCCAACCTCTGGTGTGTTTCAGATGCAGCTTGGGAACTCAAGTCGTGCGCTCTATCCTTGGCTGAAAGCCGTAGGGGTAGACGATGCCACGCTTGAGAAGTCTTGGGGGTCAGACATCCTCACTGCTAATAAGGCAGTCAAGGACCCTCGCGCGCTCAATAACATCTACGAACGCGTATTGGGGGAGCGTCCAGATCGGAATTTGTCAGACCAAGAGAAGGCTCATGCTGTTTACGATGCGTTCCAGACATCGAAGCTTGATTCTGAGGTAACAAAGGCTACCCTTGGGACGGCCTATGACAAGATCGAGAAATCAACGATTATCGATGCTACCAAGCGCATCCTGAATATTAACCGCGGAACTGAAGAGCCGGACGATCGTGACTCCATCCGTTTCCGTACGTTCCATGGGGTGGAGGACTTTCTCTCCGAGAAGGTAGAGAAGGATGCTGGACGCATGCGCCGGCTATTGATGCAGAAGGTGGAGAAGAAGAAGTCCTTGAAGGGCATGCCGGCAGGATTCTTTACGCCCCAGCTTCGGGCTTTGCTTCAAGGGGATGCACGAGCACTGCCTCTCGAGGAAATCAATCCCGTTGACCTTCTTGATCAACAACAACGTGCCATTGCGTTGGGCGAGGGTGGGATTCCGTCCATCCAAAGCGTACCGATGGAAGCACGCAATGTTCACTCAAGCCAGTTCGGGATTATCGACCCCATCAGAGGACCCGAGAGCAATAAAATTGGCGTCGACGTGCGCTTAGCCTACAACGCCTTCAAGGGACCAAACAAGAGTATCTACACCCAGGTTCGCAATATCAAGACGGGAAAGCTGGATCATGTTACCGCCGATACTATGGCACTCAGTAACGTAGCTTTCCCTGGAGAGATGGCGAAGGGTAACGCACGCGTAAAGGTGATGAACAAGGGTCACATGGAGACGGCTGCCCGTGGGGATGTTGAGTATGAGCTTCCCAGCGCGTCTGGCATGTTTGCCCTGTCCTCGAACCTTGTACCTATGGTAAACAGCGTATCGGGTAACCGCCTGCTTATGGCAGGGAAGGCCTTCGCTCAAACGCTTCCGTTGGTGAATGGTGAGGCTCCTCTCGTCCAGTCAAAGATGCCGGGGGAAGACCGTAGTTTCGAGAACCTGATTGGCCATAAGATCGCAGCACACGTTGCACGGTTCGACGGAGAAGTCGTTACTGTCGATGCCGATCAGATCGTAGTGCGTGATGCTAAGGGCAAAGAACACATCCAGGATATCTACGAGAACTTTCCTTTTAACCGTCAGACATTCATCCATGCTAAGAACGTAAAGGTCAAGGTTGGGGACAAGGTCAAAGCCGGAGATCTTCTCGCGACGACGAACTTTGCAGATAAAGCAGGAACGCTCGCTATTGGGCGAAATCTTCGCGTCGGTTACATCCCATACAAGGGGTACGGCAGTGACGACGGCATCGTCGTATCGGAGTCCGCAGCCAAGAAGCTAACGTCTGAGCACTTATATGGGAAGGACTTAACTCCGGATAAAAATACGTTGCTTGGGTTGAACAGGTATATCTCGTTCTTTCCAACGGCGTATTCGCGTGAACAGACGGCCATCCTTGATGACCAGGGTGTAATTAAGCCGGGGACAATGGTGAAGCCTGGTGACCCTATCATTCTGGGCCTTCAGAAGAAGACGCTATCCACTACCGATCTCATGTTAGGGAAGCTTCACAAGAACCTTCAAGATGCGTACGAAGATGTCTCAGTAACATGGGACCATGACTACGATGGGAAGATCATTGACGTCGTAAAGACGAACAAGGGAATCAAGGTCAACGTCAAGACTGAAGCTCCGGTAAAGGTTGCCGATAAGCTTTGTTATGACAATCAAACAGAAGTTTTAACTGCAGAAGGTTGGATTAAGTGGTCAGTCGCCTCTATGTCCACGAAATTTGCAACGTTAAATCCAACAACCCATGAGCTTGAATACCAATGTCCCCAGCAGCTAATAACTCAAACATATAGTGGGTTGATGTATAAGATTGAGACACAACAAGTTGATCTAGTAGTGACTCCTAGTCATGACATGTATGTAGCTTGCGGGGATCCACGTCGAGTAAAAAATCAAGAATGGAAAAAGGTTAAGGCTGTAGATGTATTCGGGGAATTCGTTCGGTACAAGAAAGATGTTGACACCTGGAGAGGCTTTACGCCTTCAATAGTGGTGATTCCAGGGATTACAGTAGTTGCCGGACAAGGAGGAAGGGGCAACCGTGACACTGGCTCCCTTCTGTTTAATTCTCAAGACTGGGCAGAATTTTTTGGGTACTACCTTGCGGATGGAAATTGTTTCTGGCACGAACCGTCGGGGTCCTACGGGGTAGAAATTACTAAGAAGAAAGAGGGGATTGTCAAAGAAAAGATCGCAGCATGCCTAAAGCGGCTTGGACTTCATTATGTCTATACAAAGAATTATAAGTTCAGGATTTATTCTAAGCCTCTAGCAACCTTTTTGCGTCCTCTTGGAAAGGCGTGGAAGAAGTATGTACCTCGAGAATACTTGGGTTGGGCTTCGAGTGAGCTTCAGATTTTGCTAGATGCTATGATTGCTTGTGACGGGCACGTAAGCCCTAAGGGGGTAATGCAGTATCAAACTACGTCCAAACAACTTGCCGATGATGTTTCTGAGATTTGCCTGAAGATAGGCCTTTCGGGAAACGTGCTGAATAAGGGGATTACTCCTGCTAACGGACATTATATCGAAGCCAAACACATTATGTACAAGGTTGGTATTGTTCGTACCAAGAATACGCCTTCAGTCAATCATAGTCAGACTGAAAGCCAAAAGACTCAGGTTGAAGCATGGATTAACTATTCCGGTATGATTTTCTGTGCTACTGTACCCAACGGCTTATTGTATGTTCGGCGCAACGGAAAGCCAGTATGGTCAGGAAACTCTGGGCGTTATGGAAACAAGGGGGTTGTATCGCTCATCCTCCCTGATGATCAGATGCCTACGGCCGAAGATGGTCGTCCCCTGGAAATTATGCTCAACCCTCTGGGGATCATCTCTCGCATCAATCCAGCACAGGTCTTCGAGGCTGCCTTAGGAAAGGTAGCTCGGAAGACGGGGCAACCTGTCCTTGTCGAAGGTTTCGGAGCAACCAGCAACCTCAAGATGACGCAGGACTTACTCGCCAAGCACGGGTTAAAAGATACGGAGACCCTCACCGACCCGATGACCGGTCGCAAGATCCCGAACGTACTTACGGGAGAGAGCTTCATGTTGAAGATCTCGAAGACGGCTAAGTCGGGGTTCGGTGCACGTACGATCGGTCCATACACTAGCGAAGAGCTTCCCGCAAAGGGTGGTGTTGAAGGGGCTAAGCGTGTAGGAAACCTTGAGCTTAACGCACTGCTCTCCCATGGAGCTATCGAAAACATTCGGGACATGTATTTGGTAAAGGGACAGAAGAACACAGACTTCTGGCGAGCACTCCGCCTGGGCTATCCGCTTCCTTCCCCGAAGATTCCCTTCATCTACAACAAGTTCGAGAACTCGCTGCGGGCTTCGGGGATCAACGTCAAGAAGCTCCCAAACGCAAGCCAGCTTCTTCCGATGACGGACAGAGACACTGAGCAGTTGTCCAAGGGGACAATTGACAATGCTCTCATGTTCCGTCGTCGTGACTTCAATCCGGAGAAGGGGGGGCTGTTTGACGAAGCGGTAACCGGGGGACCTCGAGGGGAGCGGTGGGGGCACATTGCTCTAGCAGAACCCATCCCCAACCCTGTGATGGAAGAGCCGGTGATGCGTATTCTCGGGATTACCGAGAAGAAGATGCGTGACATCATCGCTCACCGAGACACTATTGATGGGAAGGGTGGAGGCGAGGCACTTGTATCGGCCCTTACTAAGATAAACCCCGTCGAGGCACTCGCATCTCAGAATCGCCTGATTGATTCGGGTAAGCGCACTGGGCGCGATAACGCAGTGAAGGTAAAGGGGTACTTCGAGACTCTTCAGAAGAACGGTATTCGGCCAGAAGAGCTGATGATCCGGAAGCTCCCCGTCATCCCTCCTATGTTTCGTCCCGTGACGTTCCGGGGGGAAGAAGCACCAATCAAGAGTGCGGTAAACCAGCTGTACGCTGACGTTATCCACGTCAATCGCCAACTCATCGATCTCAAGCCCGACCTTCCTGATGAGTCCTTGGGTGCGGAGAAGCTAGGCCTATACGATGCAGCTAAGGCTATCTCGGGACTAGGCGATCCAGTATCTCCACAAGGTAAGCAGAAGGAACTGAAAGGCTTCCTCGAGGATATCGTTGGGTCGAGTCCGAAGACGGGCATGTTTCAGTTCAAGCTTCTTGGAAAGCCCCAAGACGTAACTGGACGCGCGGTCATCGTGCCAGATCCAACGCTAGGCATGGATGAGATTGGGCTTCCACAGGAAATGGCTTGGAGCATGTATCAGCCGTTCGTTATGCGGAAGTTAGTGCAGCGTGGCCTTCCTGCTGTTCAAGCCTCGGATGAGATCGAAGCACGTACCCCACGAGCGAAGGCAGTACTTGACGAGGTTCTACTGGAGCGTCCGGTACTGGCTAACCGTGCTCCAACTCTTCACAAGTTCAACATCTTGGCGCTAAAGCCTCGTTTGCGGTTGGATAAGTCATTGGCTCTGCCGCCACTGATCGAAGCGGGCTTCAACGCTGACCATGACGGTGATGCCTTTTCGGTCCACGTACCGGTTACCGAGGCAGCACGGACAGAAGCCCTTGAGAAGATGTTGCCAAGCAAGAACTTGTTTGCGCTGGGGCAACCTCGTCCAATGCACATGCCGGTACAAGAATCACACTACGGGCTTTTCCAAGCTTCTAGTACAAACGATAAAAAAGAAGTCCGGAAGTTTCCCTCGAAGCAAGCGGCACTCGACGCATATCGCCGTAATGAGATAGATGTAGATGATCCCATTGAGTTTCCAGGGTAAACTAAAGGGTAGGCTCTGACCACTTCGTATCCTTTCGGGTACTTGTTAGGGAATAGGCAATGCCACTAGATCGTTCGTTACTACATACGCTTAAGCAACGGCTAAGCCTAGAAAAGCGGGCATTTACCCCTCCACCTCCAGGATTTGGTCAGCAGCCTGGGATGGCTCCAATGCCGGGGATGATGCCAGGTATGTCACCGCCACCTCCAATGGGTGGTGGGGCTATGCCTCCGCCATTCATGGGTCAACCCCCGCAACCAACTGGGGGACCGCCTCCGGGGGGTGGAGCTGGGGATCCCATGTCGGTTGTGCAGGAGATGCTGCAGGCAGGCATCCCACCTGAGCAGGTCATCCCAATGCTCCAACAGCAGGGGGCTCCGCCAGAGATCCTGCAAATGGTGGAGGAGGTTCTCAATCAACTCATGGGTGGGGGACAAGGGGCTCCACCGCCGGATGCAGGCATGGGCGGACCACCCCCACAAGAGATGGGCCCACCTCCTGCGCCCGCTGTGCCTCCGCCCGCGCAAGAGCCTCTCCCGGCTGAGCCTGCGGTAGATCCTATGGCTAACGGCAAGGCAAAGGGCGGGGGCAAGGCTGAGATGGGGGAACGGATGGCTGTGATGGAGCACCTTATGGGTGATGTCCGTACTCAGCTGACCGAGCTAAATAGCTTGCTCAAAAATCTGGTCGGACAACCTCCCGGTGGGATGGCTCCGAAGATGGCTGAGGACTTGTCCAGTGAAGACCGTCAGGTAGTGCAGGCACTACTTGGTCTGCTTTCGAGGAACTAGCATGCGACTTCAAGCACTCTGCGCACTCTTTCTTTTAGTATTTGGAGGGTGCGCTGCGAACCAGAAGGCAACGGGCGTACGTGTCAAGGGATACGACAAGCTTGAGCTTTTGTCGGGGACCCTGAGTAAAAACATCGACAAGAGCCAGGACGCATACCACGATCGGCTCGAGGCGTTGTACGAGAAGATCAACACAGCAGAGCTTGGGAAGAAGCTACAGGCACTAGCCGATGCCGATGGTAAGGCTGATGTTCGCGAAGTTGCAAAGCTGATCGTTCAGTGGACCCAGGTTAAGGACAAGATCCTTCGCGACTTGTCTGCTCTACGGTCTAAAGCCCGGATCATCAAGGGTGACCTCGGGAAAATGCAAGTCATCATCGGAGCTCTTGCAGAACTTGCTCAGCTAGAGGCTCAAAAGTCGGAACTTGATGCGGCTGACGTTGCGCGCATCCTCGGGGTGATCGGAGAGGCAGCGAAAGATCTCCAGATCGCAGAAGCAGTCAAAGACGCGGAAGAAGCTGAATTCGATAGGATGGTCGAAGAGATGCGAGCCGCTGAAGAAGGCGGAGGGGAGGAATAACTATGGCACTAGATCGCGCAAAGAAGCTCGAAGAGCTCAAGACTCACCTTGCAGCAATCGCAGTGATTTCCGAAGACTTGAAAAAGGATCGGAAGCTGTTTGCTACTGAGGACGGCTGGACCGTTCCCGGGGAAGAGTTTCTTGATCTAGGCTTGGATGAGTCCCCCGTCTCAAACGAGGAAGTTCTTGATTTCCTAGATGAGAAGGGAGATGCCCTCAAGTCTATTCAAGAACGTGAGCAGATGATGAAGATGATCAAATCAGTCTCAGAAGCTGCTGTCAAGATGGCACCTCTCCTCCTTGCACTATAGGAATAACCCATGGCTGTCGAAGAAGCTGATCTTCTCGCTGCGGTTGAAAAGCCAGCAGCTCCGGCTGCCCCAGGTGTGGCAGTAGAAGAAGGCGATGAGATCGATGTAGTTCGTGGCGCACAAGATGTCGTCAAGAACGCTGTTGCGATCGTGAACACTTTGCGTGCTACCAAGGACGGACATAAAACCACAGAGTTTTATTTGACGCTTATGGCTCAACTTGTGGGAGCCTTGAGCGTGTCGGGTATCCTCACCAAGGAAGTCGCAGGTATCATCGCAGGGACTTCCCTCGCTGTGATCATGTCGGTGTTCTACCTCTATCAGCGTACTTTGCTGAAGCGTGAGCAGGTACAGGCAGTCAGCGCAGCGGTGGAAGCGTCAAAGTAGATACATGAAAACGACCATCGGTCAAGTTCTGATCAATGAGAAGCTACCTGAGCCATTACGTGACTACACTCGCGTAATGGATAAGAAGACTCTGTACAATATGTTCACTCAGGTAGCAGAGAAGTACCCTGCTCAATATGCTGAGATTGCCACCGACTTGAATAAGTTGGGCTATCAGGTGGCATACGAGCGGGGTTCTTCAGTTTCTCTAAAAGAGTTTGAACCGTTACCCGGGAAAGAAGAAGAGTTTCGCACTGTAGAAAAGTCCATAGCCTCTCTTCGTATGCAACATTCCGCGGATCCTGTGAAGCGGGATCAGCTTATTGCGAAAGAGTACTCCGGACTTCAAAAGAGCTTCACCGACCGGGCAATGAAAGAAGGGCTGCAGAATAAGAATCGTCTAGCCCAAATGGTTCACTCAGGGGCGCGCGGGAAGAAAGACCAGTTCAGCTCGACTACGGCTTCTGCGGTAATGTACGCAGACCATAGGGATCGTCCTATTCTGGTTCCGGTGCATAACTCCTTTGCTGAGGGGTATGATGCTGCAGAGTACTGGGCATCATCCTATGGGACTCGAAAGGGCCAGATCAGTACGAAGTTCGCTACGCAAGATGCAGGAGCTATGGCTAAGCTCTTCTCCCAAGCGAATCTTACGCAGGTCGTTGTAAAAAACGACTGTGGGACACATAACGGAGTTCCCTCTTCAGTAACCGACTCAGATAACATTGGTGGGTACTTAGCGCAGCCTGCGGGTATGTTCAAGTACAACGACAAGGTTACCGCTGAGATGCTCTCGCAGCTCAAGACCGCTGGCGTCGGAACAGTAGTAATGCGGTCCCCACTAACATGCGAGAGTGCCCACGGCATCTGTGCACGCTGCAGAGGAACCATCGAGACGGGCAGGCTCGCAAACATCGGCGATAACGTAGGCCTGACTAGTGCAGCAGCTATGGCTGAGCCTATCGGACAGGCCAGCTTGAACGTGAAGCATACTGGTGGTGTCGCTGGGGTTGGCGGGCAGAAGTCGGGGTATGAGGTAACTAAGCAGCTCATCTCGATCCCGAAGGAGTTTCCAAACCGCGCTGCCGTAGCTGAGGTTGATGGGGTAGTGGAGCGTTCCGTTGATGCTCCCCAAGGTGGGCGGTATACCTATGTCTCAGGGACCCAACACTATTCCCTCCCAGGCCTGACGGTTAGCGTGAAAGAGGGACAGCGGGTTGAGGCAGGCGATGCCCTTGACAACGGGCTGCTCAATCCTGCGCGCGTGGTTCATTACAAGGGGGTCGGTGAAGGACGCAAGTATTTCGCAGAGAAGATGCGAGAAACACTACTTAGCTCTGATATAGATGTTAACAAACGACATGTCGAGTTGATGTCGCGCGCCCTCATCAATAAAGCACAAGTGGATCGTGGGGACATCATGGAAGGGGCACTTCCAGATGAGATCGTGGACTTTCAGCAGCTGCAAAGTACCTACCGGCCTAGGGATGCTAAGGAGCTACCCGTCGAAGAAGCGGTTGGCAAGTACTTGGCTAAGCCGGTATTATTCTATACCGTAGGCACGCTAGTGAGGCCGTCCGTGGCTGATGCGCTCAAGCGCAACGGGGTCCCGATGGTTCAGGTTACCGACATTGAGCCTCCCTTTCGGCCAGTGATGATCCGGATTCAAGAGGTACCGCTTACGGGCAGAGACTGGATGACCAAGCTGTATGGTCGTGGGTTGAAGAAGTCAATCCTCGAAGCCACTCACCGCGGACGCACGTCACCAGACCACTCCACTTCCTTCGTGCCCTCTCTTGCTAAAGGTGTCTCATTTGGACGCTCTCCTAAAGGTCGCCCCGAGTACTAAACGGGTACTCCCTACACATGATCAAACTTTCTTTGAGTCCCCTGGGTTACTTAACTCCTACTGGGCAGGCTTCATTGGTGCTGATGGGTACATCGATCCTCGTGGACCAGCGGTAAAGATACATCTTGCAAAAAAAGACCTAGAACATCTATCTCGCTTTAAGCACGACATTAACTACACGGGAAAAATCACCGAGCGAACAAGGACTCTCCTGGGATACACAAAAGCGCATACCTCCGTTATGCTAGGTATATACACCGCCTCTCGAATCGTTCGAGATCTAGAACAGAACTACCGTATCACGACGAAAAAGTCGCTTAACCATAAACCACCTGTTGGTCTTTCCCATGAATGTAGTGCGGCATACATTGCAGGGATCATTGACGGCGACGGGTGTATTGGCCTGCACAAGAATCGAGTTGGCCCCTCTGCGCTTCGTCTTAACGTCCTAGGGAGTCCAGAAGTCCTAGAGTTTATCCGCAGTTTTTGGGTAGGCCTGTACAAAACAAAAACGAACGGTCCCAATATCTCCATCAAACTGCGCCAGGGAATACACCGCTTCATCACCGGCGGCAAACACGTTGTTGTATTACTAGACCATCTACTTACCATCCTCGACGGTAAGGTTCCACTTCTCGAAAGGAAGTGGAAGATCGCTAGGGAGAACTTGTATGGCCGATGCGTTTGAACAAGCCTTTTCGGATCTAGCTTACTCCTTCCTCCAAGAGAAGGCTATCAAGCTCGTTGACCACCTCGTTGGTTTCGAGGTAGTCGAGAAAGATGATAGCGGTTCCCGCGGGCTGGGTATGTTCGCCTTCAAAGTAGGCGATGAGTATTTCTATGCCCCGGTATTCTTTCTAAACAGCGAAATCAAGCCCCTCGACATTCTTTACCTGAAGAATAGCGACCTCTTTATCCCCCTGGACGAAGACTGGGTGAACTATCTCCTAAAGAAGGATCCGCTGATCCTCGGAGAAGCTGCGGACCAGAAGATGCAGCGGTTTGATGAACCGCAACTAAGCATGTTCTCACACCCTCCCATCACAGGGAAGCATGTAACTGCAGCACTGCGGGAAGTGCTTGGGAAGAAGACCTACAAGACGCTTGAATATCTGCATCAAGCACCAAACCATATCAAGACGGCTTTCCTCAAGAAGTGCCGATATGATAAGGACTATGTGCAGGAAGCGGTACGCGCCTTCGGCTTTGAGAACATCAAAAAGGCCACACGCCTTCATGCCGAGAAGCGAGCAGCGGACGATACCAAGTCGGTAGAAGTTGTCACGATCGACGACTCCCCGAAGGCCATCAACAACCTCTCTCCTGAAGACCGCCGGAAGGTCTATCGCGAGCGAGTGGTTGTGCGTGATAGTCGTCCTGCAGACCAAACAACTAAGCTGTACAACAAACAGTACCAAGACAAGCTTCAGAACCCCCAAAAGAGTGGGGTCTACTCTGTCCTCGATGAGGACGGAAGCTTAGTCGAGGCGCTTATTGTCCTGACACCCCAAGATCAAACCGTCAACGGCTCTAAGAAAGCCGTCGTGGTCGAGATTGAGTCCCGCAAGTTTGTCACCGCACTGCCTTCAGAAATCTGGGTCAAGGACAACTTCGTCATTGACGACATGGATGGGCTTTTCAAGACCCTAAAGGCCGTCGACCGTAAGAGTGGGAAGATTGACAAGCAGTATATGTTCCTGGGCTCAGCACGCGATGGCGAAGTGAAGGGCTCCGTTCCCTTCAGCATCGATCGTCTTGTGAAGGACACGGACGGGATCCTAAACTACACCGTCTCTCCAAAGGACGGATGGGAAGAGCCGTTTGGGAATAACTACCCTTCGTGCAATCGAGGGGAGGTATCTCCACGAAACACCTACTTCGATCAATCCAAACACATGCGGTCCGAGCTTTCCAATGAAGGGGTTTCGTGGAAAGTCTGCCTTTCTCCACTAGAGAAAATCAGCGACGGACACCTGCATCTAGTCTCGGGAGAACTTGTAGTTCCCACAGACTACCGGCTAATCCCCCTCGAAGATGCACGTGTGGATGTATTTTCCGACGCACCTGTCCCTGTGGATGGGGCACCTGACTCTACTCGTCGCGAGTTCAAGTTGGGGCGCCCAGGTGCGGTTGCACAGCACCTAATGGATCTTAACATCGGGAAGCTTCGGGTTCGTACAGACGGCAGCGAGTACTTCGTCTCTTACAACGACATGACTGAGAAGCCAATGTCGAAGGAGTCCGCAGTACGCGTCCTTGTACTTAAGTACGGGCTAACGGGGAATGACTCTGACGGGCTACTGAAGGCTGCAGATACGGTACCCAACAAAGATGTACTGGTGTTGGCAAAGCTGGCGCAAATGCCAAGTTTCTCAATTCCAGATCCGACGATTGGAGCAGACACTGGGTATGTCCCTAAAGGACTACAGTTCTTTAGCGAGCAACTACAGGGTGGAGGTCAGACGTATCCGCAGGCACCAATGATTGGTGAAGGCGAAAATATGTACACGCCTCCGGATGAAGCTCCTCCAGAACTCGACATGCAAGCTGCAATGTCCGCCGCAGGTGGTGGCCAACAAACAGTGTTCGATCACGCATCCTTGGGTGCCCTCGTCCGCTCGACGGATATCGGCGAAGCAATCAATCGTTACCTCCCAGACATGGAGAAGGCCCTCGACCGTGTAGGTCGTCTGCTCTTCCTATTCTGGTGGAACTACGACCAGTTTAGCGAACTCTTCGGCATCACTCGCATGAGTGAGATTGAGGATCAACTACGTGATGTCTTCTCTTCCTTTGGCGACCTGATCCTTGAACTTAAGAAAAAGGAACGGGCTCGCTTGGTTGGATAGTATCCAAGAGGCCTAATGTCTGCTGACAGGCGATATCTTAATGCCGTCACCTATGTGCCAGAGTGGCGATCAAAAGAAGCTCGTTTTTCTGACGAGCCTTCCGGGGATCCCTACGTTCTAAGATATCGCGCCTTTTTGAAGAATCCGACGACCAACGAAGACTTTCCCATCCATGTAGCGCACGATATCTACCGCACAGACTGGTTCCGTAGCGAAGTAGAAGCATACTTAATGGCCGGTGCGCTTCACGAAGAAGTTGCTGAGCGCTACGACGTCAGTTCCGAAGCTGTTGAGTGTTACACCTATTTGTTCTTCGACATGTCTCCCCTAAAGGGGGACGGGTCACGGAAGCGCATCGCAAACGATCCATCCGTTAGCGCAATGGTCCGGAAGGCTCGACAGTTCGGTTTTCGGTATGGTAAACTCTTCATCGACTGGTACTCGGCACGCCTTTCCAAACTCCCCCCTGAAAAGATTGGGGAGATTGATCTTTGCATCGAAGCTGTACTTCGAATGAAGATCGTGGACATCGATCGGGTGTCCCTACAAGACAACAATGAGATCGGTTCGGCTGTCAAGCTTCTAGACGCGCTTACGAGATACCGAGAAGCTTCAAATAAACAGTCAGACGATGCAGAAGTCAACAAGCTAATGGACGGCCTCCGTGCTATGATTCATACGTCGGCAACTCCACAAGGACTTCCTGTTGACGTCTTCGATGAACACCGGGCCCGTCCCGTAAAGGACGCATAGAATGACTGACGTTTTGACTGAGATCACTTCCTCAATGCGTGCGGTAAATCGCGAGCATGAGCGAGGGACAGATCTAGAGAAAGCTTTGATCAAGGTTGCCCGCGATCAAGGTCTCTCTCTAGAAAAGGCACGGCGCGTTACCGAAGGCATGAACACTGCGAACATGCTTCGGCTCCTTCGCTCGGGAGAGGATCGGACGGCAGAGTTTCCTGTAGCTGACTCACGCAGAGTGGTTCAAGAGCTAGTCGCACTCGAAAAGAAGGCGTTTGCGCCACACGTAGAGATCAACACTGAGTATCTGGTTGATGACCAGAAGCATTTCGTTCCTTATCAGCAACGTCTGCTGATGAAAAAGGCAGAAGCTTACCTTTTTGGTGCAGCACCTGCAGAGTACCCCAAGAATATTCCCTTTGTTGTGCAAAAAGCTGTTGCAAGCATGCGCGCGATGGAGAAGCAATCCGCGGAGCTCGAGCTCCGCCGCGACAGTCTCCGCACAGAACTGCTCTACGGCATGCAGAAGCTTGCAGGGATGCTTGTTCACCAAAACTTCTACCAGTTTGGTAAAGAAGCAGAACAACTACATGGTCGTCGAGAGGCCTTCCCGTACCTCTCGATGCTTGAGCGTATGGTGCCTTATCGTCTACGGGGAAACCCAGAGCACGTAAAGACAGCAGCGTTGGTAGAAGCGCGTACACCTTCGCATGAACTCTTTACGCGACTGCTTAAAGTTGCATCAAGCCACGCTGGAGTAACCGCAGAAGGGATTGCCCTTGCAGGCCAACTTGCTGACCATAAGGTCCGATTGGTTACCCTATTAAAAAAAGCAGCAAAGGGTTCTCCTCTCCTGAAGCGTGATCGGGAGGACATCCTCCATGAGCTTCGGGGGGGCGAGGATCCTTACGGGGCCGAACCCCTTCCTACTTTAAACGTGACTACTCCTGAGCCCGGATTTTGGGAAAGACGTAAGGCAACACAAGAAGCAGCTTCGGCTGAAGAAGCACGTGCCGCTGAGGAGAGTTTGAAAGGAAGAGAAAAAGCGGTTACGGAGGGCCAACGTCTTGCAAAGATTGAGAAGGGCGAAGCAGGGTTACGAGGTACTGAGTCTGCCACAAAGTGGTATTCTGAAGAAGAGAAAGCCATTAAGGCCCGCGAAAGCCTCCGAACAACAAAACGAGACGAAACGGGTTTTGGTAGAAAACTCTGGGAATCAATCCCCGGGGCATATGCCGCAACGCAGTTAGCCCCAAAGCTTCCAGCAGCTATCGCTGCACTAGTGGAATATGGGACTCCCGGCGGAGGCACGGATCTAACCGAATATTACGCTCGCCCCGAGCGTTCCTACGGCAGTCGTATGAAAGACACGATGCGGACGCAAGCCGCAATCCAATACGTGCTGAACTACGACCCGATCCTTAAGGATCGGGATCCTTCAGCGCTAATGCCAATCATGCAAACACTACTGTCTATCTCCCCGGAACTCGCGAAGTATCCTCCAGTGCTTGCCTCTGTGCTTCGCCAAGCTTCTGCGGGACATGCAGAAGCACTCGACCCACTTACTCTCGAGCAATACGCACAATCGGGGCTTGCCGCAGTTAAGAGTAGGCTGGTCCAAGAACATCTGGCAAAAGGAACTCTTCCTCCTGGCGTTCTCAAGCTGTAGGAGCTACCCATGGCTGTCAAAGTCCGGACTATCAAAGAACTGGAAGACAACGTCTATTCAGTCGAGCATCAGATTCCTGAGTTTTCAGGGAGCGATGCTGAACTTGCAGAGAAGTTTGGGGAGCCTGAGGTTCAGATCGGTGGAACCTTCACCGCAGGGTTAGACTCTGTTGTGATTGACTCCGCGTTTCGCAAGCTGCCCTCCGGCTTCCCCGTGATTGAGCAGTTTCATGGAAGCGACTTCGATGACGCAGGGGCTTTAGCCAGCTCATACGCGGCCACGATTCTGACACGCATTACGACCGCTGTCACTACACTTCGTGCCAACGCAGATACGTTCAGTGGCGAATCCGTAACTACACTCTAAGGTTGAGTCATGGATAAGCTGTGTAGCACGGTAGAGGGCCTGCAGAAGTATTTGCGGTCTCGAGGGCTGGAGAAACAGGCGTCTTCTCCGACGTTTCTTGCGGGGATGCTGCATCGTATGCAGCAGGACGCAGAGGGGATATTGAAGCTGGCCCAGGCCGAACCTGATACCTCGTTTCTGAAGTACATTGACGAGTCTTTCTTAGCTCCCGCAGAAACGTGGTTTAACAGGCAGCGAGCACCTGTTCAAAACGCTTTGATGATGGCGTTACCCTCCGCGGGCGTGGGAGCATTGTGGGAGAAGTTTCGCCCACGAGACGAGTGGGAGGAAGATCCAACCTTGGGGTCTATGGCAGCTAAGGCGGCAAAGACAGGCCTTTTAGGTGCCGGCGCTGGAGCGGTCTTGGGGGCAATCTCCAAAGAACCACTTCATCAAACCATCGCTCTGGCACTACAAGACGCACGAGTTAAGAGAGAGCGGGAAGGAAAGGGTATGCCGCTTACACTCCCACAAGCTACAGCCTCAGCCGCTGAACGTGGTCGAATTCTCTTTCGCGATGCGGAGCCTGGACGATTTGGACTCAATCCTCAGAATCCAAAACATAAAGAGATCTTCGACATCCTTTCAAAGGATATTCCCGGGGGGACACTTGCTTCGAGTAAAGATCGACAAGACTGGGCATCCAAAGGATGGGGGGTTGGTGCTCTCGTTGATGCCGCGCGAGAGGTGGGAATGCGGGACTCTGAAATCCAGAGAATCCTTTTTGCAGAATCAGGGGGCGTAGATTCTGCAGAGCTTATCAAGGTAATCCAAGATAGGTATGCTGCGGAAGGCAGATACGGAAAAGAAGATGATCCAGGCGGAGACTTCTACAGACGCCTAGAACAATACCGGAACTTCACTGTTCCTTCAGAATTAGCTAACGCAAGTAACCCAGGCGGCACGGGATCTCCCCCTTCGAAGTACAGCTATACCGGAGAGGTACTAAAGAACTTCTGGGACATGGTCACCCCTCTTGGGGGGGGGTGGTCAAACATGTGGAAGCGAAACTTCGACTAAGAATGATAAAACTCCTAAGTAACTCCTTCGACTTCTCTGAGGTCGCCCTGCACGTCCTTCCCGTGCATCAGGGAGAACTCTACCTGGAGAAAACCGCGTCGGAGTTATCAGAATACTTCAAGGCGATCAAACCCCGTCAGGGTTTTACGTATGCTCACATCCTTGCACTAGGCGCAGGAGAAGCATACGGATGCAACCGTAACGGTGATTATTTCGAGCAGAAAGAGCTTGAGAACCACCACAGTACCTTCGAGCAGTATGGACATGTTTATCGACATCATGTAAACAAAGATCCAAAGAAGAGCTACGGTAAAGTCATTCGCTCATACTATAATCCTGGCATGATGCGTGTTGAGCTTCTCTGTGAGATCGACAATAGCAAAGCGCCTGAAGAAGTACGAAAGATCAACGAAGGGTTAGACGTGCCAGTTAGTATGGCCGCGCGAGTACCTTTCGACATTTGCAGCATCTGTGGTAATAAGGCCAAAACACGTGAAGAATACTGTGAACACCTCAAGAACGAGATGACTCGCGTCTATCCTGATGGTCGTCAAGTATTCGCTTACAACCCGGAGCCCCGTTTCTTTGATATCTCGTTTGTATTCCGTCCTGCTGACCGCATCGCGTATGTGCTCCAGAAAGTTGCCTCCGAAGGGTATACAGAAGGAATGCCGTCGGTGTATCTGGCAGAGCTCGAAGGACTTCAAGAGCAAGATTACGTAGACACCAAGTCGGCTGCACACAGCAAGTTGTCCGTGCTACGTAAGCTTTCGGAAATCGAGAAGGAAATCGAAGGAGTAGTAGGTAAGGTAACGCCAAGCTCGGCACGCGAACGTTTCGTGAAAGACGAAGCCCCCAAAGCTTTGTCCTGCCCATGTTCTGGTGAAGCTTTAGAAAAGCTCGAGGGAGACCCCGTAGACCTTTTAGGAGGACTTGCAAATAACGGTGTAGTGGTGGGTCCTGAGGCATTCTCACGAATGGTTCTCGGGAAAGAGATGCCTGGTCTTCGGTCTGTATTGCCAGGGATCTTTACTCGCCTATTAAAGATGCCTCAACTGTTAGATTTGTTGGGTGACGATAGCTTTAACTTCGCAAAACCAACAGCGTCACGTCTACCGCAAATGCTTCGCAGCATGCTGCCAGAGATGTCGCTGCGTGAAAAGCCTTCGTCTCAAAGAATTCTGAGGTACACTCTTGTCAACCCTCCGACAGTTAGTGTAAACTCTTCATTGAATGGCACATCCATCAGCTCTTCCTTTGGTTTCGGAGGAGGCGTGGTGAAACATTCAAGCGATGCCGATGTGGAGAGCGCGGCAACCCTCTACGCTCTGTATAAAGTAGCAGCGGTTTCGGTTAGTGCGAACACAACTGATCCACTGTTACCCCTCTTGTCTGTTCTGCAGAACTACGTGGCCTGAACGTTTTCGAACAGGTGTTCGTAGCAGGAGACCTAATTCATGAAGTTCACACTAGGGGACATTATCGACGAGCTCGACGGCCTGCTTTACAAAAAGGCAGAGGCGCAGTTAGCAGCTCCCGGTAATCCAGGGTCCGGCACCGGCAACGTGGTTTATGGCGATCCTGATGCGACCGACGGGGCGGGCAAAAAGCTCCCCGGTGGCGTAGAACGGGAAGCTGACCCCGCTGACTTGACGGATGTTTGCGATCCGCAGCATGAGGCTCAGGGTAAGCAAGTCCCTGGCTATGCTGCCAAGCCGCAACGCGCAGCTGATGGAGCCGCTCACACTGGCCTGAACAGTGCTACCGAGTCGGTTTCTCACCAGAAGGCTTCGCAAAAGGCCAACCAACTACTTCAGCGTCTTAGCTCCCTTGTTTCCGGTGCTCCGGCCTACTCGGTCAAGCAATCGGGCTCGGCTGCTGCTCAGACTGCTCTCCAAAAGCTACTCCGCCAAGAGATCATGAAGATGGCGGAAGAGATGGCTAAGGAAGAGAAGAAAGAGGACGAGGAAAAGAAGGAAGAGGACAAGGAAGAGAAGAAGGAGGAAAAGGAAGCATCGGCGCGTCGCTATCATCTTGCTAAGCAAGCTGGAGCGCAGGCCGCAGTGCAGTTCCTCCAGATGCTTCAAGCTCAGGGTGGGGTTCCCTCGGCGGAGATGCAAAAGCAAGCAGCTTATCAGGAGTACATGATGAGCAAGCAAGCTGGGGCAGCTCTGGCAGAGCAAACGATCCAACGCCTCATGGGCCAAAGCGCGCCTACTGGACAAACCAAGCGCGCGTCGACTCCCCGCTTTGTGCATCCTTCCCGGAAGATTCAACCCGACCAGGCCTACGCGCAAATGATGAAGTTCGCCGATGCGGCTGGGATCAACACCGAAATGCTTGATCACACGCTAACGGCGCTTTATCGAGAAGAGAAAGGTGGAGGGCCCCCCCGCCCTTTCGCGGATAGGGGTTCCGTCAAGACCGCTGCTGACGTAGCCCCTTTAATGCCAATGCTCAGCGGACTGCTCCAAGAAGGAACAGTCTCGACAGAAGAAAAGCAGGCAATCCTGGATTATGTAGCGTCTGCGGAATCGATGGATTTCGAAACGCTTCGCCGCGCAGTCCAAGACATCGCACAGCCTGAAGCCGTACTAGCGCGCTTGATGGCCGGGGATCTCCCGGAACACCAACGGAACGCAGTTCGTGCCACTTCTCCTGAACCGTCAATGCCTTTAACACAAGCCTCACCTTCGGCGACCCAGGCTGAAGTTTTGGGTGACGTCTCACGTAGCGTCATCCCGGGCTCCCTGGAAGAACACATGAAGGCCGGTGCTCTCGAGAACCAAGTTCTCGAAGCAGTGCTAAAAGGCACGTTGCGGAAGCTGAACCCAGCAGCCTATGGGCATCTGTAGGGGTAGCCATGAATCCTCAGCTACAGCAATTTGCTAAAGATGTCGTAGAATATATTGAGATGACACAGGGTTTGCTCGAGAAATCAGCAAGCGCTGACCCCTCTCAGTATCTCGGCACTGAAAACTACCGAATCAAACTCGCGGAAGCCGTTGAGTCATTAGCAGAAAACCGGCTAATCCCGCTCAATGCGCGTCGCGAAGTTTTCGATGAGTTTCTTTCCCGTCCGGAAAAGATTGCAGAAACACTATGTAAGCTTAGCCAAAAGGTTGGGCCACATTCTCTCGGGGAGGCTTCAGAGCGGACAGATGTGTCAACTCTGGACCCCATTCTACGGTTTGTTCTGTCATAAGGTGAGGTAACCTTATCATGTCGATGAACGTATTAAAGGGGTGGCCTCTGGGCGTTGCCCTGGAGATGTCTTACCCGCCCGCGGACGGGGAAGCCATCGTTGCGGGTATGGCTGTAAAGCTAAACGTCGCAGGCGAACTTATCAAGGCAACGGGGGCAGCGAAAGAAGTCGCCTCTATGGCCCTTGATGCCCAGTCGGCCTTTGACGTGGTTGAGTCTGGCAAGCTAGCGGTTCTAATCGGAAACGCGATGATCCAGACTGACCAGTTCGTGGCTGGTGCGTACCCGATCGGGACTGAGCTGGAAGTTTCAGCCGTTGCTCCTGGACTCGTGCGCGTCAAGACCGTTGCCACAGCTCCGACATACGGGTGGGTACAGGGCACCGCCGTAGTCGATGGGGTAACAATGCTAACCATCCTCAAGCCCATTCCGTTCGGCGTCGCTGCCTAAGCGGTATAGGAGAAAGTACCTATGAATCGTCAGGACCTCTCTCCTGCCTTCATCAACAGCACCTTCATCGAGAAGATCGAGCAAGGTCTGACGAAGCAGGCAGCTATCTCTGCAACAAGCTTCGTGCGCGACGTTCTTCGCGAAGAGGGCTTTGCGCGGAAGATCTTTACGCCCATCCCCATCAGCGACGAGCAGCTCGACAAGGATGAGGACACGGATAAGCCGAAGAAGGTTATCGAGAAGGAGCCCGAGTCGAAGGCGACTTACGTAGGCTTCCGCGGTACCCCCGAGGCGAAGTACTTTACGGGCCCCCGTTATGCGGTCTTCTTCGGGAAGATCGTGAGCGAGGAGTACTCGAAGAGCATCTTCGAGCTGAAGACTTACGATAATGACATTCGTAAGATCATCAGTGACAACAACGTTCGCGATATCCAAGCCGAGGAGGACGGGAAGCTCATCTCTCGTTCCGATGATATCGTCGCAGCGAACCCAACAGAGCAAGCGTTCACCCTCCCCGGTGGCTTGGTCAAGATCAACCTCGCAGAGTCGCTCCGGTACCTGCCGAAGCTGAAGCGTCCAAATGGGCTTATGCTCATGAACGACGTGACGGCCAAGGAGCTCTTGAAGTGGGACTCGATCGACATTGGTGATACTGCCACGACTGAGCAGTACTACAAGGGTCTGACCAGCTCGGTGATCATGGGCGTGAAGACGCTCTTCACCATCAAGCGCGAGATCGTGCCCGACAACCGTATCTACTTCTACTCGACCGAAGACTTCCTCGGGAAGTTCTTCATCCTGCAAGACGCGACGGTGTACATCAAGCACGAAGCCGACATGCTCTCGTTCTTCACCTACGAGTGCATCGGAATCGGTATCGGCAACACCAAATCAATCGTCCGTGTAATCTACACGCCATAATACCAAGTTCACAAGTAGGCTGCGCATGGCTTCTTTCAAGAATGCCGTAAGCGGGCGCCTTGTACTAAAGACGGGTCAAGTACTCTCCGAAGGTGAGATGCTTGATCCTTCTTTATTGGGGCTCGCTGACGACTACGTTTCGTTCCTTCACTCAAAAGGCTTCATCGACCCATCCGAAGAGAAGAAATCACCCGCGTCTAAAAAGCGTGGGCCAAAAAAGAAGTTCGCGGAAGTTACAGAAACGGTGATCTAGTATGGCACTGACAATCGAAGACGTACGCGGGTTCCTTCGGGATCATATGCGTGAGAATCGTTTGACCGACGAGGTCGACTTCTCGAACGAGTCGATTGGTCGCGCCATTAAGTTCACGGTTTCAGACTTCAACGAGACACCTGTTCCCACAGCTTTTTCTGTGGAGAACTTCCCTTGGGTAAGCACGTTGCTTTATGGAGCAGCGGCTTACCTGCTCGAGGGGCTGTCCGTCCTGCAGGTCCGGAACCACCTCCCCTACAATGTGGGTGGGGTCGCTATTGATGACAGCAACAAGGGTGGAGAATACTCCGGCCTCTCTGCACGCTTTCGTCAAGTGTACGAAGACAAGAAACGACAGATTAAAAACTACATCAACCTGGAACAGGGTTGGGGCAACTCACTGTCGGAATATTTCTCGAACAATATGTCGTGGTAGATGTTCATCGAGCGCGTCTCCGTCTACCCCGCGTTTTCAAACGAAATCGTAGTGGAGTGGTCTCTAGGAGAGGTCACCATTTCAGGGAACTTCTTCACGGAGGTTCTCCGTGGGGACTCCCCAGAAGGGCCCTTCACTTCCTTAACGCCCGTTCCGGTAGTAAACCAGTCCTTCTTCATCGACCGCGATGTGCCGCTTCTCTCGAAAGAGAACCACCTGTTTTACAAGGTGATTGTCACAGACCCATCGGGAAAGAAGCACGAGTCTGGACCGAAAGATCTCTATCGGAATCTTGAGCGGAGACAGTGGCTTCTTCTT